ATAAAGAAGAACATATAAAGAAAATGGCAAATAGATTTAGAAATAATATTCCTGAAAAACTTTATAATGCTTTATATAATTATGAAGTAGAAATTACTGATTAAAATATAAAAATAAATATTGACAATCAAACTGAAAATGATTATAATAATAACCAAGGGAAGAGAGAAGAATCTATTCTTCCCTTAAATAAAATATTTAAAGAACGAAGGTGAAATATGAAAGTATATAGAGTAGAGCAACACCAAATTAAAAAAGACCATCCATTATATAAAGTTATAGATGAATATTCATTTAAATCAAAAAATTTATATAACTATGCTAATTATATTATTCGTCAAAAATTCATAAATAATGGTGTATATATTAAATATAGAGATATGGATAAAATGTTACAAAAAACAGAACCATATAAATTATTAATGTCTCAGGCATCACAGTGTACTTTACAAGTATTAGATAGAAGTTGGAAATCATTCTTTGTAACTATTAAAGATTGGAGTAAACACCCAGAAAAATATTTAGGTAAGCCTAAAATACCAAAATATAAAAAGAAAGATGGAAGATTTACATGGTTTCTCAAAAATAATCAAACATGGATTAAGGATGGATATTTAGGATTTCAATTAAGAGTAATGAATGGTTATAAATTTAAAACTAATGCAAAAGGAAGGTTAATCTCTGTTAGATTTGTACCAAAAGGAACAATATATGTAATGGAAATAGTTTATGAAGTTGAAGTATTAGAGACTAAAAAAGAAAGTAAAAATATTTGTAGTATTGATTTAGGAATAGATAATTTTGCAACTATTACAAATAATATTGGACTACAACCAATTATTATTAATGGTAAAGGTATTAAATCAATAAATCAATATTATAATAAACAAAAATCAAAAATCCAGAGTGAATTAAAAATAAGAAATAATAAAAATTGGAGCAATGAATTAGATAAACTTAATCAAAAAAGATTTAATAGAGTTAAAAACTTTATACATAATGCTAGTAAATATATCATTGATTATTGTTTAAATAATTCTATTGATACTATTATTGTTGGTCTTAATAAAGGGTGGAAACAAGAAAGCAATATGAGTAAACAAACTAATCAAAAATTCATAAATATTCCTTATGAAATGTTTATTGGTCAATTGGAATATAAGTGTCAAGATAATAATATTAATCTAATTTCAACAGAAGAATCTTATACTTCAGGTACAAGTTATCTTGACAATGAATTGCCTATAAAAGAAAATTATAATAAAACAAGGAGAATTGCTAGAGGATTATTTAAATCTAATAATGATATTTTAATCAATGCAGATGTAAATGGTTCATATCAAATAATGAGAAAAGTATTTCCAGAAATAGAGTATGGAATAGAGGGTAGACTAACCCCTGTGATTATAAATGTAGCGAAAGTTTCATGATTTATCACGAATCAAATATTATTTTATTAATATTTGAATAGAATCGAGGTTTTGTCACAATTTACCAATAAAATTAATTTTACAATATCTAATCATATTAGGTTATAATATTAATAAATATATCCTAAAAGAAAGAAGGCACATCACACATGCAAAAATTAGAAATTGGTAAACCCTACGCTCTATGCACAGGTAAAAATATGAAGAATCAAACTGCTTGCATATTTGAATGTGCTAAAAATGGTTTACTATACCTTAATATTTATATCAATAATATGACAAATTCAGAAAAACAATCACTCAGATTTAATAAAATTAAAGTACGAATTCTCGAAGAATCAGACTTCCTTTACACATTATTAAATTTTGGAAATAATTTTATATTTGAATTAGACTTTGATCCTACTGTATACAAAGATGATAGAATCATCAATATCATAAATAGTAATCTTGTACATGTAATTAGCATAGAAAGTAGCAATAATCTAATTCAAACATTAAGATTAATTAATGCTCCATTAAAACTATTCACAAAATGGCATACTATTTGGATTAATGCTAAAGAAATAAATGATTATAGTAAGAAATATAAAAATTGGATATTAGATTTGCAAAATAGGTATTCACCTACTGAACTATGGGAATATGGAAAATATATTGGGAAGATGGGAGAGTGAAATTATATGAATAAAACAATTGAATTCACAGGTATCAATTCAGGAGATTATGAATGTTTTTGTTGGGACGTTGACATAGAAACATTTAAAAGAATAAAAGGTGAAGAACCAGATGTATTTAATTATGTTGAAATAGATAGGTCAGATATTGATAATTATAAACCAATAGGTAATAAAGTTAAATTGTATCCCAATGATATTTTTGAAAGAAATAAAAGAATTAAAATTAAAATAGAAATTGAAACATTAGGAATATTTTGTAGAGGTTGTGACAAAGAATTGAATTCTTCAGAACTAAAATCACATAATAAAGATAAAGAGTATGGCGAATATTTTTGTGATAATTGTTTAAGTAAATGTCCTGATTGCGGAGAATTTTTTGCTGATTATTATAATATAGGGAAATGTGAAAAATGTGAAGATTAATATTAAAAAGGAGACTAAATCATGAATTATTTTAAAATAATTAAACCAGAATTAAAAGATATAAATGCAATTTATACTATTAAAATAAAAGATATTAATACAAGTAAAATTTTAAAAGAATTTCAATTAGACATTAGCAAAAATGATGATGTTCTTGCTTTACTCATGATATACAAACTTGATGAAGAAAGTATTATAGAAGTAAATGGTATTGAATATCAAGTTGTTTGGAGAACTACTTCAGGCAAAGATATATTAATAGAGGTATAAAAGGAGATTAAATTTATGGATTACAATAAAGAATTAACAAATATAAACAATCAACAACAAAAACTAATTCAAGAAGCACAACAAAACGGATACATCTACGACTCAAAAAATAATACATTCAATAAACATGATGAATTAATTTACATCATACATATATCAATAAATACACTAGGTTCAGGTGAAAGTTTAGGTAAATTTGAAATCTATGATAAAGTGTTTCAAATTGATGAAAGATTAGCAAATATAGCATTAAAAATAAACAATTTAGAAGATTTTATGGACAATGTATTATTCTATAAAGAATGGGATTATGATTTTACAAGATGTAGTATATTTGATGAAATTCACTTATCTGATTGGTTTTATCATGATACAAATAAAAGTTGTTATGATAATTATGAAAATATTATTACTTTTAGTTTCTCATATATTGATTCAACAATGGGAAATGTTACAATAATGAAGTGTAAACCAAAAATATTAAATATACATAAGAGTATATATCATTACACAAAAAATTATGTTATGGAATAAAATTTAATAAAAGGAGATTAAATATTATGATAAACACTATTAAAAACCTAATTAACAATTATAAAATAAAATTAGGATATATTATTTGTCCATTTTGTAAAAATTTTATTAAACCAAAATTCGTCAAAGATTATATCTATCATTCTGACGAACCACCACTATTTTATCATTATTCTTGTCCTAAATGTGGAATATGGTTGTCTACATCTACTCCATCTATACTGACAGAAAGAGCAGTAAAACAATTAGGATTTAAAGATTTTAATGATTATGTTAAATTTGTAGAAGGGAAATAAATATGATCTACATAAACAATCTAACTGAAATACCTACAAGTTGTAAAACATGTAAATTCAGAGGAGAAACAAATTGGGTTTGTAATTTAGTAGAATGGGATTGTAATATTTCAATTTATCTACAAAATATTAAAGCATCTGAAAAAGAATGGTATGATAGAAATTGGAAACATCCTGATTGTCCTTTGAGAGAAATTAAATAATAAATACATAGTAAATAGAAAGAAGGAATAAATCATACATAATACAGAAGAAGATAATATAGATATTGAAAATGACAATACTACAGAAAATATAGAATCCATAACAAATCAAAATAAATGTCCAAATTTAATCACTGAAATAATTAAAAAAGAATGGTATCCAGAAGGATTTGATAGAATGTATATTGAATTTCCTAGAAGTGCATGTAAAGATAAAAGTGTAAAAGGTATTGTAGGATGTTGTGGCAATATTAAATGGTGTGATAAAAATAATAAAAATAAAGAAAATAAAAAAGGTGAAAACGAAAATGACAGTAAACTAGCCTTAGAAATTAAAAAAGTTAAAAATAAACAAAAAAATAAAGGAGAATAATATCATGGAATTAATCCAACGAAAAGTAAAAATAAAAGATCATGTAATATTCGATAATCAAAGTTATGCAGGTATGATAGGTATAACTGAATATAAAGCAGATAATAAAATATGGTGGATAAATTTAGATGAAGAAAGCACAGAATTAATGAGTTTTGAATATAAAGAAATGTGTAGAAGTAAAGGTGAATATTATGATGCTATTTGTTTAGAAGAAAATGATTTTATTTTTATTGATTAAAAGGAGATAATATATGCTAAAAATAATTAATCAACCAAGTGGGATATTAGAAGTTAAAAGATTATATTTACATGAATTAGAAATGTTTATTATATGTCCTAATTGTAGTTATGAAAGAAAATGGGATAATTATTTTTATTATCCTGAAATTAACACTCCAATTAATATTCATTGTTATTGTAGCGAATGTGAACACGAATGGGAAGAAAATGTTATTTTAAAGATTAATTTAGAATTAATATAAATAGAGGAGAATTATAAAACATGACAACACAAATAATGTATGATAAAGGATTAAGATGTAAAGGTAGAGGTTTTAATTGTGAAGGTTGTAGAGATAAAAATGAATGTATTGAATATGAAATTTGGGAACCCAAAAATACAGAATATGCACCAACATTGCAATTTAAATATAAAAACTATAAAAATGAAACAAGTATTAGAAATGTAATTCCTTATAATATCCACTTCGGTAGCACAGAATTTCATCCACAAGAACAATGGTTGCTTCGTGCGTTTGATGTGGATAAATGTGCTGAAAGAAATTTTGCTTTGAAGGATGTTATTAAGTTTATATGGAAGGAAAAAATATGTTAAATAGTATAAAAGGATATCAATTAAAATCTAATATTACTAAAGAAAAATTAATTGAAGTAGGATTTAATAAAGATAATAATTTTCAAAAATTTAATTATTTTAGAAATCTTATTGATGATATAGAATTACATATAGAAATTGGAATAAATCCAATCAAATTTAATGAATTTGACAATGTATTAGTATTAGATAGTAGTTTTGGTCAACCATATACTCCTTTTTATACTGCTAAAATTAGTTTTGAATATTTAGATAAGGTAATTAAAAATTATAATATACAGATGGATAAATTAGTGAATAAAGGCGTGTTGGATTATAAAAATATTAAAGGAGCAATAAATTATGAATATCCCTATAGAATGTGAAAATTGCTTATGTTATAACTGTAAAAAGAAAAATGAATGTAATATATGTATATATTGTTTGAATATAGAGTATTATCCTATATATGATTGTGAGGAGGAAAATTAATATGAGAAATAATAAAGTAGATTCTAAATGGAAAAAGAGAATAAGTAAGCATAAAAGGTATAAAAAATTTTATTCATGGATAATTAAAAGACTTGCATTACATTTGCTCAAAACAAGTAATTATTTAAAAGAAGAAGATTTAATACATAAAGAATTAACTATCACGTATAATCCAGAAGGTCACGATCTATATCCTTCCTGTCATAGTAATCTAAAGCAATGGTGTTATAGTAAGAAGAAAAAATATATTGGAAGATTTGCTGAATATATTGTGTTTGGTGATACTGAAGAAGAAATTTATTTAAATGTTATTGATGTAATACTATTTAAACAACATAGATATCCATTTTGTTAAAAGGAGGAAATTATCATAAACACGATAATCCTAAAAAGTTCTATTCAAACAGTAACAAAAATTAATCGTAAAACTAAAGCAAAATTATTTAAAGATTTAAAAATTGGAGATAAAGTAGAATTTTCTGTCCCTATTAAACGTGCAGGTAGTAACAGAGGTACGTATGCTACATATATAGAAGTAAAGAATGTTGAAACAGATGAATACACTTATAGTTCATTCAATCAATTGCCTAGTATATTGGATGCATTTGAATTTGAAAGTGATTAATAGTAATAAGGAGAAAGGAGAATAAATATGTATTGTTTAATATGCGAACTAATAGTTAAATTAATAGAACAAGAATCAAATGAAAATGAAGGGTTATTTTATCAATATTATATATGTCCTAAATGTGATACTAGACATTACTGTACTTCACAATCTGGAGATATGATTCAAGAGTATTTGATTTTATGTGATTAAATAATGTTAAAGGAGATTAAATTATGAAAGATATTAAGAAAGATATTAAGAAAATAGTAAAAGAAACTTTTGAAAAACTTGACAATCTTAAATGTGATATATGTCATAAAAATAAAGCAACGCAATTAAGTAGATCAGTTTATCCTATGTTTTTATGTGATGATTGTTATGATAAAAGATTGAAATATAGTGAAGAATTAGTAGAAGATTTAATGAAAGAAGATAATCTTAAAAAATCAATAGAGGAAACTATTAAGAAATATAAAAAGAAGAATCATAAAAAGTGAGGTGATATATAATACTTCTAAACGAAAATTACAACAAAAACGAATCAAGAGAGCATTATGAGCTAAAGCAAATAGCAAAGTATATTCTATATTCTAAAGGGTTTAATTGTATTGCTACAGAAGTACAATTTTCTAAATACTCACAATATCTTAAAGATTATGAATGGTTTAATGGTAAAGCAGTAACTAAAAATACTATAGATGTAGTGGGAATTAAAGGTAATCTATTAAATCTTAGAGATAATAATGTAGATTCATATAAAGTCATGGGTATCGAAGCAAAAGCAAGTTATTCAGATTTTCTAAATGGATTTTGCTGTCAGTGTGAGTATACATACGTCATTGCTCCTGTAGGAATTATACCTGTTGATAAATTACCACCAAAAATAGGATTAATTACTATAAACTTGCAAAATTATTCAATTAAACAAAATAGAATAAGTAAATTTGAATTTAAAGGTATAAATACGATTAAACAATGTTCTAGCAGAAGAAAAGAGATATATAAACGTAATGACATTTATCTTGTAGATACTTTTAATATTCTAAGGAAAATTGCATATAGAAACACTGTGAATGATCTATTTAAGAAAAATGAAATTGAAATTGATGGATTATAAAAAGGAGAGTACATATGCAAAATATAACTATAAAAATTGCAAAAGAATCAAATAAATTTGGATTTAATATTACATATGATGGTGATAATCATAAAATATTACATGGAACAATTTGCAATCATTGTGGAAATTATTTTGAAAATGAAAAAATGAATATATATTGTTCCAATTGTTTTAAAATAATAAAACAATAAATAATAAAATAAATTACATATAAATTACATATAAAGGAGAGAATAATTATGCCAGAAAATTGTCCTTATTATCAAAACTTTAAATGTCCGTATGCAGGTTTAACTTTTTGTACTTCGCCTTGCTTTGATTGTTTTTATGGTGAAATTAATAATTAATATTAAATTAGAATGTATAAATATAAAATAATTTAATAAAAGAAGGGGGAAATAATATGACAAAATTACACAAAGTAGAATTATATATTATAGATGTAAAAGATAACTATAGCAATTTAAAAGAAATTATGCATGACATAGAAAATTCTACAGATTGTAGTCTTGTTCCTTTTAATGCACAAGAAATTGAAATTGATTGGCATGATGATATTGATATAAATTTTACTGATTGTCCAATTGAGAATTTTAGAGAATATTTTGAAGAAGCAGAAGGAAAAGAAGAATTAGAAAAATGCGTATATACGGAAGGTGAATTTATAAATTACGAATGTGAATTATTAAGAAATAATAAATGTTATATTGGCAATAAAGATGATTTTTGTTTAGGTGAAGATAATTATTGGCGTTTTAATGGTGAATGGTGCTGTAACTATTATAATCCTGAATGTGGTTGTTGTAGACCGAGAGAAGAATAGAAAGGATTGATATATTTTGAGTAAAGTAATATCAAATATAGTATTTTTTATTGTTAGTTTTCTATTAGTATTATTAGTAACACCTTTTGGATGGATTGGTATGTATATATTCCATGAATTATTTTGGAAATAATACAAAAATAAATGTTGACAAGTGAGTAACAAAATGATAAAATAAATATAAATTAAATAAACAATTAAATTAAGGAGGTGAAAATTATTTGTGATTTAACTTTATGTAAAAATGATAATTGCAAGAAAGCACAGAATTGTTTAAGATTTTTGGCAAAACCAGATAAATATCAAAGTTATATGAATGGGAAAGATGATTGTGATGAAGGTAATGGTTATGAATATTTTTTGAAAGTTAAAATGTTGAAAAGGTGTTAGAATGATAAAATAAATATATTTAAAAGGAGGGTTTTATTCAATATTATTTGGTATTAATTAACTAATATAAAAAAAATACATAATAAATATAAATATATAGGAGGTATAATTTTGAAACAAATAATTAAAAGAAATGGTAGTATGGTAGATTTTGATACATATAAAATTACTATTGCGATTTTATCAGCATTAAATGAAACAAAAGAAGGAAATTATGAGACTGCTCAAATATTATCAGATAAAGTAGTAATAAAAATTAATGGTAGAGATAAATTTAAAGTAGAAGAAATTCAAGATATTGTAGAAGAAGTTTTGATGACAGAAGGATTTCTTCAAACTGCAAAAAAATATATTATTTATCGTGAAGAAAGAGCAAAACAAAGAAATTTTGAATCTGATTTTATGAAACGTATCGCAAAAATTGATAAAGAAACTAGTAGAGATAATGCTAATATTGGTCATTCTACAGCAAGCAAAATGTATCAAATTGCTTCTGAAACAAGTAAGTATTATTATTTAAATAGATTAATACCTAAACATCTTAGTAAATTACATAAAAATGGAGACATACATATTCACGATCTTGACTACTATTCTAAAAGCCCTAATTGCGTTTTACCTTTTGAATATACTTCTATTAAAAATGAAAAAGGAGATATTAAAAATATTCAATTCTCATATTTTGATAATTTATTTGATGAATATACAACAATTAATAAAGAACAAACTGAAATAATCAATCCTATTGGATATAAAATTTTTGGAAGATATGGTTGGACGAATATTAATAGTATAATGAGAAGAAAATTAAAAGATAATGAACTAGTATATTGCATTAAAACAAGAAAAGGATTGCCTTTACATCTTACAGGAAATCACCAAATTCCTGTAATAAGAAACAACAAAGAAGAATTGATTTTTGTTAAAGATGTATTAAAAGGCGATAAATTATTATATGAAAAAACAGATTTTGATGAACAATCTGAACTTCCAATATTAGATATGTTTATTGATAATATAAATGATCTTGAACATGGTATTACAATTAGGAACACTCATAAATTAATTCATTGGTTAAGATATAAATATGATGATTTTAATTTTAAATTTACAATTGGTAGAAAAGGAAGTTGTAAAGGTAATAATATGCTTAGTGGAGAAGAATATAAATTAATTTCTGAAAAATATCCTATCCCTTATGATATTAAAAAACAATTAACTGTTACAACGACAAAAGGAATGAAAACCCTGCCAGCATATTTACCAATAACTTCTGAATTAGTAAGATTAGTAGGATATATTTTAGCTGAAGGACATTTAAGTATATCTTCTAGTGGAAGAAGTATTATGATTGCTAATATTAATAAAGATATTTTAAACGACATAGAACATTGTATTAATTACGTATTTCAAGACAAAGCAGGATATAGTTCTACTATTCAAAATTTAGAAGAAAGAAGAGAGAATGGTAAATATCTTAATGGTTCTGTATATATAGCATTTTTTAAATCTATTTTAAAAATTAAAAATAATGCATCTGAAATGGATATTCCTGATTTTATTATGAATAGTGATATTAATTTAAAAGGTAACTTTATTCAATCATTAATGGATAGTGATGGTTATTATGGTAGTAATAAAACTAATTATTGTACTTCATCTGAAAATTTTGCAAATAAATTAATTTTATTACTAAAAGATGTTAATATTGAATCAAGTTTTCATATTAGTGATAAAAAAGGAACAGATGTTTATTTAAATAATAAAATACAAGGGAAAAGAAACTATGATAATTATTATGTTAATGTTTATGATGTAAATAGTTTAAATAATTTATTAAATATTGTTACACCAATTAAAAATACTGATATTATTCATGAGTATATAAATGTTACTACTAGTAATAATAGAGATCCGTTAGATGTGATAGACGTTTTAATTAAGAATAATTATAAAGATTTATATGTATATGATTTAGAAACAGACGAACATTGGTTTACTGTAAATAATTATATTGTTCATAATTGCTTATCAATTCCTTTAGAGCAATTATTAAGAACTGGTTATAATGGAGAATATGGATTTGTTAATTCACCAAAAAGAATTAAAAGTGCAATGGATTTAGCAGCAAATATTCTTCAAAGATGTTCAAATGATATTTTTGGTGGAACATTATTGCCTAATATTGATATGACAATTGAGAATTTGATAAATGATAAAATTATTGAAGAACCTACTGAAAGTGAATTAGAGCAAGCATGTCAAAGTTTACTTTATAATCTTGCTACCATGCCTACTAGAGCAGGAAATCAGATACCATTTTCTTCCATGACATTTGGATTAGAAGAAGGTATTTGGGGTAGAAAAACATCTTTTGCAATGTTAAAACAATTTGAAAAAGGTATGGGTAAAGGCGAAACATTTATCTTCCCTAATATTGTGTTTAAAGTTAAAGAAGGAGTTAATTTTAATCCAGAAGATAAAAATTATGATTTATATAAATATGCAATAAAAGTTTCTTGTAATAGAATGAATCCTACATTTGCATTTATGGATAATGCAGGTAATGAAGCATTTCCAGCAAAAGAAATTAATCCTATGGGATGCAGAAGCAGAATTGTTGCTAACCAACATGGAGATTCATGTTCAGAAAAGAGAGGAAATATTTTTCCAACAACTATTAATCTTCCTAAAATTGCTTTAAGAACAAAAGGTATGCATTATAATAAAGAATTAAAAGATTTTTGGAAAAAATTAAACAAGATGCTTGATGATGTTAAAGAATTATCATTACATAGATGGGGTATTCTTAAAAATCTTAAAGTAAAAGATATGCCTTTTGTATTTGGAGAGGATATATATTATAATTCAGGTGAATTATCTCCTGAAGATACCGTTGGAGAGTCATTAAAACATGGAACAATTGCTGTAGGATTTATTGGAATTGCAGAATGTGTAAAAGAATTAGTAGGTGTCCATCATGGAGAAAATGAAAAAGGATTAAAATTAGCATTAGAAATTAATAATAGATTTAGACAATTTTGTGATGAAATGTGTGAAGAAACTAAATTAAATTGGTCGTGCTATGCCACTCCAGCAGAAAGTACCTGTAATAAAGTAATTAAAGATAAAGAAGAATTTGGTATAATTAATGGAGTAACAGATAAGGAATATTACACAAACTCTTTCCATATTCCAGTATATTTTCCTATATCTATTGCCAGGAAAATTACTATTGAAGGACAATTTCATAGATTTAATAATGCAGGACATATTAGTTATATTGAATTAACTGATGCTCCGATACATAATGTAGATGGTGTTGAACATATTTTAAAACATATGAAAAATTCAGATGTTGGATATTGTGGTATTAATTATCCTAAAGATGAATGTTTAAATATTGAATGTAAAAATAGTGGCGTATTTGATGATTGCTGTCCTAAATGTGGAAATATAAATATTAGAAAAATTAGAAGAATATCTGGATATTTAGGATTTGAAGACAGAATTAATAGTAGTAAAAAGAAAGAAATAGATGAAAGATTGAAACACGATACGATAGGTAATTAATTATGATTGAAATTGCAGGGATTAGAACAGAAAGTTTAGGAGATGGAACAGGAGTAAGAACAGTAATATTTTTTCAAAAATGTACTCATTACTGTTATAAATGTCAAAATCCAGATACTTGGCAAGAAGGAAATGGTCAATTAGTTACAATACAATATTTACTCAATATAATAAAAAATGACGTATTATCAAATGGTGTAACATTTAGTGGTGGTTGTCCACTTTGTAATTCTAATTTAGACCAAATAATTTTATTAGCAAAAGAAATAAAATTATTAAATAAAAATATATGGTGTTATTGTGGGGAAAAAATAGAAGAATTAACTGGTAAACAAAATGAATTATTACAATATATAGATGTTCTTATTGATGGTAAATATATAGATGATTTAAGAAATGACACTTTGGCTTTTAGAGGAAGTGAAAATCAAAGAATTATTGACGTTCAAAAATCATTAGAATATGATGAAATAATATTATTATAAATAAAGGAGAAATTATATATTATGAACAACAAAATTAATTGTGCAATAGACGATCAAAATATCACTCTTCCCAAATATGAATCAGTCTGTGCTTCCGGTATGGATTTAAGAGCATGGAAATATTCATTACCAGAAAATCTAAAAGAAACACATGATTTTATTGAGGAAGGTATCCATTTATATCCAGGTGATAGAATTTTAATTAAAACAGGATTACATATCCAATTGCCAGAAAATACAGAAGCACAAATTAGACCTAGAAGTGGTTTAGCATTAAAACATGGTATCTCAATTGTTAATTCCCCAGGCACAATTGACGAAGATTATGTTGGTGATGTAGGAGTTGTTCTTATTAATATGGGTACTGAACCATTCAATATTAAACAAGGTGATAGAATCGCTCAAATGGTATTCCAAGAAGTTAAAAAATATGATTTAAAGATTGTTGATAAATTATCTGAAACAATTCGTGGTGAAGGTGGTTTTGGTTCTACTTTAGTAAAATAACTAACTATTTTAGCAGGGACTAAAAATCCCTGCTAAATATTAAATAAAAATAGAAAATAATGAAAAATATCATTGACAGAATAAAAAAATAAATGTATAATTAACAACATAGAAAGGGACAAGTTAACAACAATGTCAAATCAAATAAATGAACAAAAAGAATCAATAAAATTAAAATGTATAAAAGAAAAATGTTTTCTATATTTTGAATCGGACAATAAATATTTTGAAACGTGTCAGTTAGTTAGTAAATATATTTTATTAGATAAATGCTATGGTATAACTGCAATTCCTAATAAAAAAGAAGAAGTTATTTGCAAGATAGCAGATTTAATTAAAGAATTTGATTGTTTGAATGAATTAGAGGAATTAATTAAAAATAATCAATAATTAACCATAAAATAAGAAAGGAGATTATTATGAAACAAATAATTACTATAAATCAACTTAATGAATTATCAAAAGAGCAAAAAATAAAACTATATAAATGGTGGATATCAAAAGGAATTAAAATGGGTGATATTTATTATTTAAATATTAATGGAAAACAAAGTATTGAATGTTTTACGCATAATTGTAATGGATTAAGTTTTGAAGGAACAAAAGTATATTGTGAATATTATCCATTATTAAATATTGGACAAATGATTGAATTACTAGATGATTATGATGCACCATTAGTAAGAGTGAATGGAGTAAATAAATTATGTGATTTCTTATGGAAAGAAATTAAAAATACATTAAAATAAAATATTAAAATAAAAGGAGAGATACCATTTCATGACTACATCTAAACTTTCAACCAAAGACCAATTTATCCAAAACTTAATTAATACATTAAACAATGAAAATAAAAACAGAATCTATCACGACAAAAAACCTTTAAACATCCCCTATATAGTTTCAGTAATTGATCAACAAATTGAAAATTGTAAAGAATTCTTAGACGATATTACTAAGCATACATATGATATCAATAGTTATGATGAAGATTATTCTGGAGGTTACACAAATGGCAAAATTACAATTTTAATTGAAAAACCAAAAGATAAAGAAGAAGAAAGTGAATATATAAATAATGCTTATTACAATCATTGTTATCATATAGAATTTTTACATGATGAAAGACATTGGGGATATTGCGAATGTACTCCTAAAGATGAAGGTTATAATGAAAATTATAGATGTTGTGGAATGGGTTGCGACTGGAATAGTCCTGCTTTTAGTATAAAAAAAGTTATTAGTTTAGGTAATTATTCATGGGAAGGACAAGAAAAAGATTATTGGGAATATAAAGAAAAGTTTGAAGCAAATGAGAAAAATATAAATGAAGAAGTAGAGAAATATAAATCAAAGCAAAAGAAACAATATTTAATAGATAGAATCATTGAATTACAAGAAGAATTTGATAAATTAGAATTAAAGGAATTAGAAGAAGAAAAATTTAAAGAGTTTGGTACATTAAAATTAATCAAATAAATAATAAACTAATAATATAAATTATATTAAGAAAGGTGATATATTATGACCGAATCAACAGAATTAATTGAAGTAAATAATACCAATAATATAAACAATCAAATAAATCCTCACCACATAGCAATAGAAAATCCTGATTCTACTTGTTTTAATTGTTTGCAATTATATCCTCAAATTCACATAATTCACATTCCACAACTTAATCATTCCAGTGAATTCAAACATTTTTCAACTAGACTACAACTTTGTGACGATTGCCTATCCTTAGCAAATCCTAATTGGTGGAAATTAGAAATTATCAAAACATATTCAGAATATGATATGATGCAATTAAATTATAAATACGAAAAAGAAATACTAGAATTCATTAATAAAATGCCACTAGCAGGTCAGGAATTATTTTATGCTAGATTTGGCTCTGGTGTACGTTCTAATCTTATGCGTGGCCAGGATTGGATTGACTATACACTAGGTATTCTACCACATGAAAAATGTAAAAAATATGGTTATTACTCTCCACAAGAAATTCAAGCATATCAAGAAAGATTTCCTATATGTGAACATCCAGTAAATAGAATTTATGATGATGAATCAAAAAATAGTTGGTGTCCATTTGGTGCTATTGGAGAATACAATCAAAAATGCTATAAAAATGGTAAAGATGATAATTGTTATGAATGTGAATATTTTCAAGAAAGAATAACTCCTATAAAAGATATTATGGAATGTGATTGGGGAGATTATGAAATTTATTATAAAAGTAAAATAAATGTGAATAAATATAAGAAAATGTTTGAAGAAGAAGGAGATTCTAATGATCAATAAAATAAAACAATTTATAAACAATATAAATATAGAAATATATTGTAGAACATATAATATTAGAAATTATTTAAAAGTAAGAAAATACAAAAAATTATATCCAGATTATGTAGACAATGAATATAATTGTGGTTCATTAAAATTTATTTGGGGAATCACTTCATGGGATGACCTAACTGGCAAAGATGCATTTCTACATACAATGAATGATATAGATATTATTTATGACAGAGATACTAAACTATATAATCTTAGCATTGAGACAATTTATATGTTTGAAGGTAATAAAGAAGAAGAGGAATATAAGTATTTAAGATATTTATTAGATAAGTTTAGTAAGTATATGGATGATAATAATTTATCAAAAGATTATAAAACTTATCTTGCTATGTATGATTGTTTTTCAGCAGAATCAATTGAAGAGTTATATTTTAAATTTAGAGTGTTTGTTGAAGGATACTGTAGTGTATGTGGGTATTAATATTATAATTAGCGAATAAATCAAAACCATCAATTCACAAACCATTGATATTACTGTGTTTGTGACACTCAATATTAGTATAAATGAAAATTTTATTAAAACATTTTAAAATTATAAATACAGTAATATTAATGATTGTAAGTTATAAAATATTAAATCCTAATGAATCTAAATTTGGTGTTGATTTATAATATTAAATTAAAAGGAGGATATTATGAAAATTTTTAAATGTAGTAAATGTGAATATTTTGAAAAAGATGATTGGTCAAATGGTGATTTAGAACAAAAAATATTTGGAGTATATGGTCATTGTATGGATACTATAAACCCTGATTTTAATTCATTCGCACAAATTTATGGTAGAGGTATTCCAAAATTACAAGCAATATTTAGTCCTAAATGGTGTAGATTTAAAAATAAAAAGGAAAATAAATAAATATGGATATTAATTTATTTGCAAAAATAATAAAGAAACTAGGAAAAGACGATTTAGAAGATTTTGCATATACATATAACGGTAAAATCTATGGATTCAAAAATGTTGGAGATGATAATTGGGATGATGAAGGAAAATATCAATATAAAACTGAACAAGGCAAATTAATAGAAATGGATGGAGATTATCAAGAAATACAATCATTTAACTATGGTATTTCTCGTTCTGTGCAAAGAAATGGTTCATATTTTACCGATTATAATTATGATTACGAGCCATATGAAATGTTTGAAATTAAAGAAGTTTTAGTACCAGAAGTAATTATTCCTGCTCATATGGAAACTAAATGGGATAGGTTAAATATTGATTTAGATAAGGTTGTAGACGAACAAGAAGAAGAAAGAAAAAGAATTGAAGAAGAAAAAATTAGATTAAAGGAAGAAGAAAAAGCAGAAAAGGAAAGATTGATTAAATTATATCCGATGAATAGAATAGAAATAATTAAAATGGTAAATAAGAATCTTAAAAAGAAAGGAATAACTAAATATGGATTACAAGAAATGAGAAAAGAATATTTTGATATTGTTGTTAAAAAGAAATTAGAAAATCAAGATTGGATTGATTATCATAAGGGATTAATGAAAAATGAAGGTATGTAATAAATTAAATATAATTAAAAGGAGTAGATAATTATAAATAAAGAATTAATGTTTTCTAGTGAATCGGATGAATGGTCAACACCTAAAGATTTTTTTGATAAACTTAATGAAGAGTTTAATTTCACACTTGATCCATGTGCTACACATGAGAATCATAAATGTGATAAATATTATACTATAGAAGATGATGGTATGTCTAAAGATTGGTCAAATGAAATAGTATTTATGAATCCACCATATTCTAAACCAGAGAACCCATGTAAACTCAATTGCAAGAAAAAAGGATGTCAAAAGCGTGGTTATCATATTGATAAATATAAACCAGGGCAAGAAGATTGGATTAAAAAAGCATATGAAGAAAGTCAAAAAGGTACAATAGTAATTGCTTTGCTTCCATCGAGGACTGATACTAAATTTTTTCATAAATACATATATAATAAGATGGAAATTAGATTCATTGAAGGTAGATTAAAATTTAGTGGATGTGAAGATTCAGCACCATTCCCAAGTATGATTGTAGTATTTAGAAAGTTAAAATAAAGATTAGTAATAGTTATGAAATAGAAAGGAGAAAATATGGATATTCAAGAAATATTATTACAATTGAAAATTTAGAAAAAATATTAAATGAAATAGAATTAATTTGTGATAAATGTAATGGCACAGGTAAAATATTCAAACGTGCTTGGCTGAAGATGATGGTGATTATTATATGTGTAATAATTGCGAAGAGAAAGGTAGAATAAGAATATAGATAACTTATAAAAAGTTATAAAATATCATATTTTAAAGTAGAAAGGAGGTAATTAATTATCATTAAATCTTTTAAAATTCAATTAGAACCTAATAACAAACAATCTACTATTCTTTTTCAATGTAGTGGTACTAGTAGGTGGGCATATAATTTTGCTCTATCTAAAATACAAGAACATTATAAAGAAACAGGTAAATTTTTAAATGATGGTGAGATACGGAAACAACTTACTCAATTAAAGAAAAATGATAAAAAATATAAATGGTTATATAAATATAGTAATAATATAACTAAGCAAGCGATAAAAGATGCTTGTAATGCTTATCAAAAGTTTTTCAAAGGATTAAGTAAGTTTCCTAAATTCAAGAGCAAAAAGAAATCTAAACCTAGTTTTTACAATGATACTTTTAAAATTAAGTTTACATCAAAACATGTTCAATTAGAAAAAATAGGCAAAATAAGATTATCTGAAAAAGATAGAATACCACAAGGAAAATATATGAATCCTCGTTTAACTTATAATGGTTTAAATTGGTATTTATCTATTGCTGTTGAAATTAAGAATGAAATTAAACCTATTTTAACTAATGAATCAATTGGTATAGATGTTGGTGTAAAAGATTTGGCAATATTAAGTAATGGAATAGTATATAAGAACATAAATAAATCTAAAAAAGTAAAGAAATTAGAGAAAAAATTAAAAAGATTACAACGTAAATCTTCTAAAAAATATGAGAAAAACAAACAAGGAAATAAAATTATTAAAACTAATAATATAAAGAAACTTGAAGTTAAAATTAGAAAAATACATAAAATGTTTACCAATATTCGTACTGATTATATTCAAAAGACAACTACAGAGATAGTGAGAACCAAACCATCTCAAATAGTAATGGAAACATTAAATATAAAAGGTATGATGAAAAATAAACATTTAGCAAAATACATGCAAAAACAAAAATTATTTGAATTTAAAACATTAATAAAATATAAAAGTAATAAATATGGTATTAATTTTATAGAAGTAGACAGATGGTATCCTTCTTCTAAAACTTGTTCAGAATGTGGTTATGTAAAATCAAAATTAAGTTTAAAAGAAAGAGAATTTATTTGTGAAGATTGTGGAATTGTAATTGATAGAGATTTAAATGCAGCAATTAATTTATCACGATATAGTGACAATACTGTGAGTTACACAGAATTTTAAGCCTTTGGACTACTAAATCAAACAGGAGTAGAAATATCGAAACTGGGTAGGATGAATAAGGAAATAAACATAAAAGTTAATAAATTGAAATAGATTTATAATTTTTTGTAAGTTTTATATAACGGAGTTATGATTGAATTAGGAATGGCAATTGCTTTAAATAAGAAAGTATATTTATTTAGAGATGATTTTAGAAAATGTACAGATTCAGGTAAATATCCATTAAATTTAATGTTGTTTACAGGATTACCTAAAGATGATTGGGAGAAATATTACTTTACTTCAGTGGAAGAAATAAATTTTTAATAATAAATATAAAAGGAGATTAATATGAATCCAGAAGAATATCAACAACTAAGAATAAAAATAAACACAGATATTAAAAATTTATGGATAAACACACCTATAGAAGATAAATATTGTTATGGTTGTATTGATTATGAGCATTATCCTGTTCGTGGTTCTGGTGCTCCTGAAAGACAATCGTATACTAGATGTACTACATTAGGAATGACTTGGGAATGTAGTAATAATAAAAAGAAAGTAGAAAGAATTATAGAATGTTTCTTAGGCAATTATAAAACAACAAAATAATAAAATAAATAAGGAGAGAATTGATTATGGAAGAAGGAGAATAAATTATGAATAATAAAAATGAAGAATTATTAGTTAAAATAAAATGCCCTAAATGTGGGAAAGAAGAATATTTACCAACATGTATTAAATTACATGATTTAAAACTATCTTATCAATGTAATTATTGTTTATATAAAGAATTCATAAAAACTGCACACATTAGAACAGATGAATGGTTATAAAGGAGAAATAAAATATGTCAAAACCACTCATAGAATTAATAACTTGCAATGCAGGTGATTGGAGTGTATTAAGAGTTAATTTAGGAGAAGATTATGAATATCAAGGTCATTCAATCCCTGAAGGTGAATGGATTAGATTAATAAAATTGTTAGGTTATAAAGTTGAAGAAAGAAATATATCAGATGAAGATATGGAATATGGAAATTATTAATATGAAGAATATAAAACTAATTAAAATAGACCAAGTTAATTTTCTATGGTTTACTTGGTTTAATAATAAAAAATACTCTATTATATGGGAAATTGATTTTAAAAATATCTGGTGGTTTCCTAAATTTATAAATGAAAAACATACTGTTCATTGTGGATGGTTATTCTTTCAAATAGGATTTAGTAGATCTCCAGAAAGTAAATAAATATCATAAACTAAAAGGAGAATTAATATGAAAATTAAAATTATACAATCAACATATGATGATTATTGGTATAGTGAACATATCGGAGAAGAATTTAAAGTAGAAGAAAATGGTATTTGTGATTATAGAATTACTGATATTAATTCTGAACATTATAATAATTATATTTCAAAAGAAGATTGTGAAATTATAGAAGACAAAGAAATTATAAATGAGATAATAAAAGAAAATAAAAATAATCTATATTATAATACTAATCTTGAAATGTATCACATCAAACTACAAGATTATAGAATAAAGGTTGTCTGTAATAAATGCTATAAAAACGGTCAAGTTGATGAGAAATGTTCTGAATGTGGTGGAAAAGGTATTCATAATAAAACTAAACAAAAATGGGAAGTATCTAAGAAATTAGTTTCAATAGATAAAATTGATCGAGATAAAGATGGAGAATTACGATATTGGGAAGATAAAAGTTGTTTCTTTTATGAAATGGATAAATATTTACATTTTTCATATCAAGATGCTAAGAATGAATGTAAGAGAAGAAATAATGTGATTTTAAAAAATTCTTAATATAATGACAATTGGTAATAACTTAAAATATACTAGATATGGTGTGTAAATATAAAATAACCACTATATCTAGTAGTAAATCAATACAAATGTTCGAATTGGTGTTGATTTATAAATTAAATTAAATAGGAGAGATATTATATGAAAACATTAGAAGATATTGGAGAAATTGTTTATATAGAAGGATTAGGATATGCAATACAATTATATCTCAATGGTGAAGATATTGAAAATGAAGAATTAAAAGTTAAATGGTTACAATGTGCAAAATTAATGAATGAAATAGAAAATATTTTAAAACCTTATATGTATGAATATTAAATTAAAAGGAGGAATTAAATTATGAAAAAATTTGTTGTGGAAATGGCAGTAGGATTTTGTGCTAGTTTAATAGTAGATGCTAAAATAAAGAAGAAGCAATTAAATTAGCAAAAGAATTAGTTTTAGAAGATGCTACTGAATACTATGATGGAAATTTGGAAATAGAGGGTATTAATTTTGTAGATGAGATAGAATAATTAAAATATAAAGGAGAGAGATTATATGAATTTTATAAAGGAAATTAAACAAATTAAAAAAATGTCATATGATGAATTTGAACAAAATAGAGAAAGATATATTAAATTATGTAATTATATTAAAGAAACTTTTAATATTGATAATGATATAATTTCTAATATAGATATTGATTCTTTTTATATAAGTTATACAAATAAAAATTGGCATTTAGAAATATTTGAAAATCAATATGAACAAGAATTATGGTATAATTTATATATTAATAATTGTTTACATGATGCAGTACAATTAGTTGGAGAAAATGAATATTATAGTGTATTTTCTGAATATAATTTAATGGAACGTGAATTATATAATAACTTAATATTTTTAAAAGATAATAAAAGACAAAAAGTAGAGTATAGAACAATTAAAACAGATTATATTGAAGAAGAAGAAGATTGTGTAACTTGTGACTATTCTGAATTTGATAGTGATTCTGAATTAATGTGTACTTTACATGGATCTGTTCAAGATGACCGTAAACCATGTGAAGATCATACAAAAATATAATTAAAATAGAAGGAGATGAATATTATCAACACAAATATCCAAACAAGATGTATAAACTCACAACAATATTCACTAGATAATCTATTTCATTTATGCAAATTAACAGACAATATCAGAAATATAGCATCAACTTCAGAAGGACTTAAATACCTAAAAACTATTCTGTCAGACAAACGTGCAATATTATACTTCAAACAAGCATCAACCAGAACATTTCTCTCATTTGAAAATGCGTGTCATATTTTAGGTATCTCATGTTCTGAAATTAGAGATACTAGTACATCCTCAGAAATTAAAGGAGAATCCGAATTAGATGCTATTAAAACATTCTCTCAATATGTAGATTTAATTATTATGCGACATCCATCATCTGATTTTATCTATGAAATATCAGATAATTTACCTGATGATATGAGAATTATAAATGCAGGCTCAGGTTCAGATCAACATCCAACACAAGCACTTTTAGACTTCTACACTATCTATAAATATGGATTAGAAAATAAAAAAATTGCATTTGTTGGTGATTTGTTAAGAGGAAGGACTGTAAGATCACTTGCGTTATTATTAAATAAAATTAATGGGACTAAATTATATTTTGTTGCACCAAAAACATTTCAAATTAAATCTGATATATTAGAACAATTGAATATTAATTATGAATTAACTGATGATTTTGAAAAGGTATTACCTGAGATGGATGTAGTTTATATGACAAGGTTACAAGATGAATATAAGCATGAAGGAATTAGTGAAAATGAAGTTATAGATACAAATAAATATAATATTAATAGTAATAATATAAATAAATTGAAAGATGATGTTATTATACTTCATCCGTTACCTAGAAGAGAAGAAATTGCTGTTGAGATTGATAAAAATAAACGTGCTAAATACTGGGAACAATGCGAAAATGGAATGTGGATTCGTATTGCTTTAATTTGTAATATGTTTGAAATAAATGATATTAAGTTATTAGAGAAAAGAATTTATTAAAATATAAAAAGGATAATAAAATATGAATAAACAATCTGAAATGATAGCAAAATGTCATAATCTAATAAATGAAATTGATGAAAATAAGGAGAAGATATATGTATAATGCTCATTATTTAAAAGAAGTTAAACTTTCAAAAGAAAAACAAAACGAGTGTATAAAAAATGGTAATGTATATTGGAGAAATAAAAAGATTTATTGTTTGACTTTAGTTGATGATACATTTGCTTTTGGATATGATATAAAAAGAGAAAAAGCTGATTATGTATATATTGAAAATTATACAGGGAATAATAAAAGTTTAGATATTCCTTGTTTAAATGTCAAGAATATAGCTAAAACTACTACTAGCAATACAGTTATTTATAATATAAAGCATATTAAGATATTAGCGAATATTGAACATTGGTTGCATTAATAATTGTACACAAATTTTGTCATTGATCATGATATAGAAGGAGGTGTTAATATTTTAACTAAATTAATAAATAATAAATTAATCAACAATAAACTACAAGAAATAATTAACTATTTTGAATTAGAAGAAGGATATAATAAAGATGAAATTATATCTGATATTTTAAATAAAATTAAAGAATTAGATAATCATGATGCAAATGAGATAAATTTAGAATGGGATGGAAATTATTTAACTAATTTAGATGATTTTATAAATCAATTCTATAATCAAATTATAAATGGTGATGCAATGTTATAAGAAGTTATCAAAATAAATAAAGGAGAAATATATGAAAATTGAAGAATCACTTAATATTTTATTTAATGAATTGGAAGAAAAGAGAATAAATTTATTAGATGAAATTAGATGGTATTCTGGAAAAGCAATAAAATATAACAAAGAATTAACAATAATTGAAGAAAGAATATCTGCATTAAATGAAATTAAAAGATTATGTCAATTTAGATTATTAAAATAGGAGGAATTATGTTTAATAATAAAAAGAATAATATTCAATTAGACGAAGATGAAAAAATTATAATAATTAGAAGTCTTGATAGATATTGTGATGAACTAAAACAAATTATAAGTAATCCAGAAGTATCTAAAAATGATCTTTTATTTATATGTACTTCTAGTTATTTTAATTTAGTAGACTGTGTAAAAAGAAAGTTAAATGATTAGAAAAGGAGATATATGAATACTAAATATAAATGGAAAATGAATATTCAAAAATATGATAAAGGCACTTTTCTATTAGGTTTAAATTTTAATACTAACGATGAGTATGGTAAAGACGAAAGAGAAACTTATATATGTATTTATCTAGGAAAAATTATGATTATTGTTGGTAAATACCATTAAATTATATTCATTAAAAGGAGAAGGAGAAATAATAACATGAAATACGGAATAAAAGATATTTGTAGTTTGAGAATTTGTAATAATGCAGGCGAAACTTTATCAGATTGCAATATCCCTACAAGTGAAGCAATGAATTTTATACAAAATATTATAAAAGAAAAAAGTAATACAATTAAATCAACTGAAGAAGAAATAAAATTATTAGCACAATCAATGATAAATAAATTTAAGGAGAATGATATTATGAATAAACCACCACTAGGAATTATGCCTAAACATATCTATGAATTACAAAGAGTTCAAGATATTTGTAGGGCATTACATGAATATTCTTGTTATGAACAATCAATTAATAATTATGAATTAATGATTAAATGGACAGAAGAATTAAATGAAAGATTAAGTCATTTAAAATATGATTTGGAAGATTTATAATGTAAAAAATTATTAATATATGAAGGAGTAAACAATATGGCATACAACATCCATTCAGATCGACAATTCTTTGAGAAATTCCAACACATAGAAAATAGAATCAAAGAATTATCTAATATATTTCAAAATGAATACATAGAAGTTTTAGATGTAGAATTTATAGATTGGATTAAAAATGCAAGACAATTGCAAATAGATTTCACTCAGTTAATTTATGAAAGTAAGAATAAATTTGTATGGAATTGTAAATATGATGATTGTGATTCTTGATTAAAATAATTTCTAAGAAAGGAGGTTACATATGAACAAAAATAAAATTCATTTAGAAGCAGATGTACTAGAAAAATTTATAGAAATGAATAAATTAGAAGGTGCTAAAGAAGAGAGAAAAAGGATTGCTGAGAAATTAGTAGATGATGGTTATTGTTGTATTAAATTTCGTATTGCGTGTACTGATGATTGTGTAAATTGTATGGGAAATTATTTAGAATATGAGTAACGATAAAAAATATAACGATACATAAAGGAGATATATACTATGCCATTAGGTTTATTAATAGGTAAAGTAAATTGTCCAAAATGTGGAGAGTTAATTGTTAATCCTAAAGTTACTGATTTAGATGATAATGAAAAACCTATTATTATATGTAAATGCGGTAATTGGTTTGTGGTTGATTGTGAGAAACTAAGATATTAAAAAGGAGATACATTATATAAATATGAATAATTTAATATGTCCGTTTTGTTTGCAAGATATTTCAAATGGTAATCATGCTTGGAATTGTCCAATGAATCCTGTGAATATTAATAATGGTGAATTTCAGTTGAATAATCATAAACATTTTAATAATTTGTTTACGTATCCTAAAAATCTAAATAAAATAATCGAAAATTCAAAAATTATAAAAATTGATATTCCACAAAGTGTTGATTTATAAGGGTTTGTGGGATCGGATTTCGTGATAAAAGTCATGTTTGGTTTGGTTATGATCTATGATGATTTAAAAAAAGAAATTAAATTCAAATGATTTACTTAAAGAATTATTAGAACAGGCAGAAATAATTAATATTAAAGAATACGAAGATGATATTGATTGTTTTCGTATTAATATAAGTGAACCTAATATTAATGATTTTATTTCTACATTAAAAGAAGAAATAAAAGATGAAATTGTAAAAATCCTTAACAAAATATAAAAATAATTGTTGACAACAAACTAATAAAATGTTAAAATAATAATGCACAAAACAATAAAAAAAATTATTGGAAAGCACTATGGAGATTAGTTAGGGAGTGCAATAGGGATATTAAATTCAGATGAATTAGATTAATCCATTAATGGACTTAGATAAACAGGATAGTCTGTTAATATTCCTTTCTGCTGTTGTGGGTTTCAGTAGATAAAAATAATCCGAGAGTTACGGATAAGAAAATAACTCATATGTGAAGTTTGGTGGGTATATGCAATGAATTTATATAGTTATGACAGAGTATCTGTATAATGGAAATTGTATATGGGATGATTAAGATAATACATGAAAACTCTGTTGTTTTACATCTTAGTCATGGTCTATAAAGGTGGGAATATAGACAAAAATATTTTAAACCGTTGTTGTTTTAAAATGGGATTACATGTAAATGTAATGAGGTGTAGGATAACTTAAGTATCTGAGGGTGGAATTTCTTTTTCTCAACAATCAACTAACCATCAATCCCCAAAATTGATTGCATTGGTCAAGCAAAACAACAGGTATGACTAAAGCATACTTGTTGACAAGAAGACTAATCCGTATTGGTTAGTACGGTTATATAAAGTAGTAGGTATTTTGGGTAGTTACTACTTTATATATTTCTTTATATTAAATGAAAAAGGAGAAATATATTATGAATACAAAATTGTTAAAAATAATAAAAATGTTACAAGATGAGGTACAATTACATATTGACACTATGAAGAAAATTGAACAAGAATTAGTTAATCAAGAAGAAAATATAAAATATACTAATTGGGATATTTCAACAAATAATATTATTGCTGATAGTATCACTATTAAAGAAAATGGTGAAATATTATTAAGAATAGATAAAGATGGTATTACAACATCAAGCAAAGTAAAGGAATTAAAAGAAGAAGATGAAACAGATAAATTTATTAATTTTCTTTTAGATTTAGAAAAAAGAATTACAAAATTAGAAAATAATAAATTAGATAATGATATAAAAAATATTAGCAATAAAGTTGTAGAAAATATTTTTAATAGTTTAAAAAGAATGGATAAAAATATTAAATAAATAGTATATTTAGGGTATTGTTAATATGATACCCTAAATATCAACATTAAGGAGATTATATGATAACTTACAATAAAAATGGCGAACCAGAATTAAATGAATATGTTAGAAGTATTAGAGATTTAGAATATATTATGGGTAATTTAAATGATGCTATTATGGAATTAAATAATGATGCAAAAGAAATTACAAATAAGTTTAATGAATTAAAACAATATACTGAGGGATTAGAGGAATTACTTGATAGACATGAGATTGATTATGAATATAAAAATATTGATATATAATAAAATAATAAATAAAGGAGAATACTTATGATTAAAGTAACATTATTAAATCCAGAACAAATAAAAAACATATTTAAAGAATGGGGATCTTTCGCCTGTGAATGTTACGCAACACCTCAAAAATATGCAGAAAAAGTAGGCAATAGTTGTTTTGAATCAGGACATTACAGTGGAAGTAGAACTGAATATATTAAATTCAGAATTGAAGGTATCGATCGTGGGGTTAGTGAGCAAATCATGCGACATGAAATAGGAGTAAGACAAAATCCTATAGATGAACATACATATGATGAAAATCCTAATAATATAATCAAAAATCTTAAATCATTTAGATATGTAGATATGAATGATTTTGATTATACTACACCTACTACTATTGATAAAATACCAGAAGCAAAAGAAGAATATGATAGAATCAATAATGAAATAAATAAAAGTAGAATTAAAATTAAAGATATTTTAATTAATAATAAAGTAAAAGAAAAACAAGCAGTTGAAGATGCTAATTATATTTTACCTAGAGCAACAAATACTACTTTAACTATTGGTTTTACAATTGAGGCATTAATTCACTATATGCATAAAAGATTATGTGTTAGAGCACAAGATTTACATAGAAAAGTTGCAATGATGATGAAGGAAGAAGTGATTAAGGTATTGCCACAATTAGAAAATAGGTTAGTTCCTCAATGCGAGTATCTTTTGTGGTGTCCAGAAGGTGATATGTCTTGTGGGATGAAACCTACTAGAGATAAATTGATTAGTGATTTATATGAAAAATAATATTAAAATAATAATATAGAAAGGAGAAAATAATATGATTCCAAGATGTTGTTATCAATGTTATGCCTTTGGTTTATGCTTCCCTAAATCAAATTATAAAGGTTGTTCAGACTGTATAGATAACATAGATAAATCAAATTGTAAAAGAGATATTTGTTTAGGGTTTATACCAGAGTCGCAAACTGATTGATGGGTGAGTAGAAAGGAGTATTATATGCATATCATATTAATATCAGGTAAAGCACAAAATGGGAAAGATCAAAGTGCTAAAATAATTAAACAAAAATTAGAACAAAAAAATAAAAAAGTATTAATTACTGCATATGGTGATTTGGTTAAATATGTATGTGAAAAATTTTTTAATTGGGATGGCAAAAAAGATGAAAAAGGAAGAACACTTTTACAGTATGTAGGCACAGATATTGTAAGAAGCAAAAAATTTAATTTTTGGGTAGATTTTATTATTAATGTTTTAAATTTCTTTGACAATGAATGGGATTATGTTTTAATTCCAGATATGAGATTCCAAAATGAAATACATAGATGGAATGGACTTTGGGACATTACAACATTAAGAGTTAATAGATTGAATTTTGAAAATAATCTTACATATGAACAAAAGAATCATTCTTCTGAAACAAAACTTGATAATTATCATTTTGATTATGTTATCAATGTAGAAAGTGGATTGGATAAATTAGAGAAAGAAATAGATAAGTTTGTGAAATGGATGGAGGAAATTGATGAATAAAAGAAAATTCTTCGTTGATATGGATTCGACCATTACTAATAGTGTTAAAAGTTTTTGTGATACTTACAACAAAATATATCAATATTATCCAGATTTTAAACCAGCAGACACAAATAAATTACAACGATATGATTTAAAAGATATTTGCCCGTTAGTTAATAATCCACTTGATATATTTGATCATGATTTATTCTTTCAATACTTAGAATTTATTAATAATAATACATATGAAGTTTTAGAGAAATTAAATAAGAAGTATCAATTAATAGTAACGACAATTGGTACTCCAATTAATTTATCTAAAAAGAGTATTTGGTTGAGTGACAAATTACCATTTATCAAGGATTATATATTACTTAGAAATGATGGATGTGTTATGGATAAGAGTATAGTGGATATGTCAGGAAATGGAAATATATTTATGGATGATGTAGAGAGTAATTTAATGAGTTCAAATTGTGAGAATAAAGTATTATTTGGTAAGAGATTTGATTGGAATAGAAAATGGAATGGGAATTGGTGTTTGGATTGGAGTGATGTTGAGGAGATTTATTTGTAAGGAATAGGAATAAATTAATTAGTTAATACATAAGATGTTTTAAACAATTAATTAAGGAGGAATAACCAAAATAAAATATACAAATGAACAATATTCAGAATATTATAAAAATACTGAACCAATTGAAACTATCATAGATGATGAATGTATTATAAAAATTTATCCACCTATAGAATCTCCTACAGAAGAAACATATCAACAATATTATAGAGCATTAGGACAATTATTATTAAAGAAAAAACCAGCGTAATTGCTGGTTAATTTTTTGACTAAATTTATTCTTATGAGTGTGTGCATAATGAGATGTTTGCCTACTCATAAGAATAAAAAGATGGAGTAATACGAATTTCAAATAATGTTTTATTTATCCTTTCAAATTCAACATTTTTAATAACCGATTTTAATAAAATATTTTTCTCTGTTTTATCATTGCAATTTTCATATGCTTCTAAAACAGTTTCTACTTTATCTTGCCATTCAAGAAACTTCTGTTCAAAATTATTATTTACATTTTCATTAGAAATAAGTAATTTTAACTTATCTAATTCATTATTAAGTTCGTTTGTACGTTCTTTATACATAATATCATCTATAAGTCCATCTTCCCATTTTTCATAAGCAAATTTAAGTTTACGTTTTAATTCTAATTCCTTCTTATGCATTACATCATTTATATCTACTGAATTTTCTTTTTTATTATTAACAAAATTATTAAAATCATCTTCTAATATTTTTTTTGCTTGTTTAATTCCCATGTTTTTTAATTTTTTCAATAATAATAATAATTTTCCTTCAATTTTTCTATACATGGCATAACTACATCCTGGTTTAGTACACCATAATACTTCTTGAAAATAAGTTTTTCTAGTTCCATCTTTTTTATCATAATGTGTTCTAGTAGTCTGTTTAATCATAGTTTTTTTACATTTACTACAAATAACTAATCCTGCTAATTCACAGGGAGAAAAATCCAATTTATTATGCGGTGCAGTACCTCTATTATTAAATTTTTTCTGTGCTAATTCCCAAGTTTCTTCATCAATAATAGATTCATGTGCATGTTCAACAATTATATGTTCATCTAAAGGTCGATCTATTACTATTGATTTATTATTTTTTATTACACGTTTTCTTCTATAATACATGACTGTACCATTATATACAGGATTAGAAAGAATTCTTTTAACAGTAGATGGTTCCCATGTTATACCATTTTTTGGAGTATGAATACCAATTCTAGTAAGATATGTTGCTATTGCTCTAAAAGAAACTTCTTTGCCATCAATTCCATTTACATAAAGAATAAATATTAATCTAACAATATCTGCTAATTCTTCAATTGGTTCTAATTTAGAAGTTTGTGAATTTAATTTGTATGCGAAGGGAAGGTTTCCAACGATCCATTTACCTTCAGTGGCAAGATTGTATTTTGCACTTGTCATTCTTTGTCGAATTAACTCGAATTCTTCACGGCTCATGAACATCTCAAACCTAATCTGTCTAACATCAGAAGAATTTGAAGGATTATAAATTTTATAAGGTGTAATGATATAAATATTTTTAGATACAACCAAATCATAAATTACACCCATATCACTATAATTACCTCTACCTAATCTAGATAATTCACGAACAGCAATACAATTATATTTGTCTAATTTTAAATCTTCTAATACTTGTTTAAAAACTGGTCTAGTTTCTATTTTATCTCCAGAACCAATTTCAGAAACTTGGTCATAAGGAATATCTAAATCATCTAATACTTTTGTCATTATTTTTTGCTGTGTAGCTAAAGTATCTTCACCTGTACGTTTTTCCTTTTCAATATCTTGCCTAGAACGTCTAAGATAGTTGATTATTTTATAGATATTTTGTTGCGGAGAAGAATAAGAATAACTTTTAGACATATAATACTCCTTAATTGAATAATTTAAATGTAATACTATTTAAACAATACTATTAATATTATTCTACATGGAGTATGAATTATCCTTTTTAAATAATTTTACAAAAATCAATAAAACAGGTATATTTTTATAGCAATATGATATAATTATGAATAAGATAGTTAAAAGTATTTAAATTGATTAAATTAATTAGTAAGGAGTGAATAATGATATGAGTGTTGTTGAGAAGGAGATAGGGAATATGGATACAATGAAAAATACAGAATGGGAACTTCCTTTACATCCATTATACAAAAATGGTGAGATAGTTCGTTACACAGGAAATGTATCGCTTGGCATTTTAAGTTCAATGTATCGTGATGGTCAAATTTATTATAATCCTTTAAAACAGAGGGGAACAAAAGTAGGGAAAGATGGAAAAATTGAACCATTTGTTATTAAGTCTAAAGTTAAAGAAATAACTACTAATATATTGTCAAATAAATTTTTTGGTAATTTAATAACTTTAAATATTAGAAAAGAAGAAAATCCTGTCTTGCATTATGATGAAAATTTAAATATTCTTCATGGAAAAAATAGATTCGAATTAATTGATGGTTGCCATCGCTTAACTTCTGGTTTGTTTATTTTAAATAAATGGGAAAAACTTAAAGAAAAAGATAAGCATTTACTAATAAACCCTTTTGAATATGAAATGATTGTAAGTGTTGAAATTTTGGATGATCAAAATTCATCTGCCCTTTTTAACGAGTACAATAGTAAGCAAACAAAAGTAAATTCCAATATTACTAGCTTTTTAGATGTTTACGATTTATCTAATACTGTGGCAAGAAGATTAATAAATGAATCTGAATTAAGAGACAAAATTAAAATTGGTGCTGGTTCATTAAGAGTTAAAGGTGATAATAACTTAACAAATTTTGCAAAAATATACGAAGGTATTAAGAGTAATTTTAGAGATAAAATATTAACTAAAAATGAAGCAGATAAAGTTGCAGATTACTTAATTTTATATTGGAATGAATTAGTAAATTTACTCCCTGGATACTTTGGTGATATTTCAAATCGTCAAGAAATGAGAGATAAAGATTTAACAATTCAACAAATAACTTTTAATGCGTATTTTGCACTTGCTAGAAAATTATATGGATTGGAAAATTGGCAGGAGAAATTAGCAAAAATAAAAGAACCAGTACAAGTGGATGGTTTTAGAGGTTATATATTTTCTAAGGATAATCCTTATTGGTCTGAGTGCTTCAGAATCAAAAATGGTATTCCAATGGTCGTTAACAGTAGTAGCACGATTCGTGCGGTTACTAAACATGTTGTTAGTTATATTGTTCCAGAAGACAAGGTTAAAAGTGAATAGTAAGATAACCCTCTAGCTTTTAAATTTGCTAGAGGGTATAATTTATTTATTTAATTTTTCAATGCCTTATCCAATATTTCTTCTATCTTATCAAAATCCCAATACCAAATAATTAATAAATTTATATTATGATTCTGTGCGTAAATACATTTACGATTATCATGCTCTAACTGTTTTTCAAAATCTTTAATTGTTTTATGTATACCTCTAGTAAATTTCTCATGCTGTCCACCATGATACTCAATAAGAAGATTATATTTTGGAATATAATGGTCATAAGAAAGATTTTTATTGCCTAGTCCTATAAGACCATCAAATTCTTTTTGAGGTATAAAATAATTTTTATTATATTTATTATTATCTTCTAATTTATCAAATTCTTCTTGTGACATTTTAACCCAATTGTTTTCAATTAATACTTCATTAATTTTATTCTCACCTTTAGATTTATTACATTCTGGGCAACCAGTTTTTAATTTACCATTTCTACTTTTAATTCGTGCGTACCAAGAATAATTACATTCTTTACACTTCCACCAAGCATATTGACTACTCCCTGGAGTATAATCTTCAGGATTTTTATCATTTTTATTGTAATCCCATTCCTTACATAGTTTTGGATTATCTTTTAATAAATTATTTTCTTTTGTGGCATATCTACCGGAACAATAAGGACAACCATTACCATCAGTTCTATGACTTATGTTTGCATACCATTCATGTCCTTTTTCACAAATCCACCATGCATATTGAGGAGTCCCACAAGTAATATCATAAGGTGTAAGTTCACCATTTAAAATAGGATGCCACTCTTTTGCTAATTCTGGATTTTTGGTTGCAAGACAATTAGAGATTCCTACTTGATGTCCTGAACAAAATCCACATCCATAACCAGCATGAATATAGTTCCAATTTGCTTCAAATTCTTCACCGCAACCATCTTTTAAGCATTTCCATATTAAATTATCTTTAGCGTCAATATACTTTTCACTAACTAATTTAAAAGGTTTATTATTTAATTTACACCATAAATTTATATTTTGTATGGTATAAGGATTAGATTTATGAAATCTTTTAGGTATACATTTATTTAATAAATTACTAAAAGTAATCATATAATAATACCCTTCATTGTCTCTTAAAATCAATTTTTCTTTATTATTTTTATATTCTTTACTAATTAACTCATATTCTAATTTATTAACATATTCTTTTACTTCTTCATAAATCCATATTTTTCTTTTACCCATAATTATTCTCACCAAATCCTTCCGTCGATTTTTAAATTTTGCAATCTTTCAATTGCCAGCTCCGATTACCCAATAAAAAATAAAAAGAAGAGAGGCATCGGAATTTACCTCTCTTATCAACCACATTGGCCTATGTGATTTATCTTTTTCCACACAAAAACAAAAAAGAGCAGAAATTAATCCACTCTCAAAAAGTTAACCTACATTTTTAAATTTATAAGTATAATGTAGGTTAAATATTATATTAATAATTCAAATATTACGTTCTAATCACAACTCTCTACCGCACATCATACAATACCCAATCTTAATCTCATCCAAAACTTCCATTCCTATATCATCTGCTTCAAACAAACTCAAATTGTTATTCTGAAAATATAAGAAATATTCTTTATCTTTAAAGTTAGATGATGTAGATAGGGTAGAGGATTTAGAAGATTTAGAAGATGATAAGAGTACGGTTGATTTTGAGCAGAAATTACATTCAATTGATTCTTCTATATCTATATTATCTATTAATTTATTCATATTTATATTTCCTTTTTATTTTATTTTTAAAACTATTATCTATCTTATTCACAACATAATAAAAAACAATAAATATTATTATTTGGATGGATTATTCCCCAGTTAACTGGGGAATAAGACAGACAACAAACCGCTTTAGCGGAATAGTATGATTGTGGAATAAAGTGAACCATCACTCATATAAGTATGCCACCAAAAATGTCAAATCATATATAAAGTAGGATTCACTGTATAACTAAAAATTAAAAAGGATACGCTCTCTATAACTGTATAGAGGTATATCCTTTATGAAATATTATAATTTAAATTTATATATCTATTATTAGATTCAATATCTATATTTTTATCTTTGATATATTGTAACATTAATGGTTTATTCATTGACTTTTTAAATGTAATATCTTTCATATCTAATAATTCTTTAATTTTTGCTTTGCTTAATCCTTTATCTGTTAAAATACCATCATTAATCAATTCATTTCTATAATCTTCATCTAATTTTACTTTTTCATAAAATTCAATTAAAGTATCTACAGTTTCTTTATTATTTTCTACTTGTTTTCCAGTTTTCTTTGATTCATATTTTAAATTCCAGTTATAATCAATCTGAATACCTGGCATTGCTTTTTCTATTAATGCATCAATTTCACGATCACGATTTATAAGATATCCATAAGTTTCAGGACAATTTCCTTCAACATAACCTCTACATTTCACTCTATTTAAGGTCTGTACAATAAGTGATGAGATCGTAGATATTTTTACTTTTTCAAACTCTTTTTGTTTATATTTTCTATTACCCTTGACTGGAACAAGTGTAGTGTCTAAAGAATTAAATTTTTCTGCTGATAATTCATCTTCACTCACAGAACTTGTAAAATACATTAATGGATATATTGCATCAGGTAATAATTGAATACCTAATACAAATATTTTTTCAAATTTACTCCATTTATTTGATCCTACAGTTCTTCCGTAATGAGTTATATCAATTTGTTCTAATTTATCATAATCCTTCAATGCTTCTTTAATTAATTTATCTCTTTCTTCGCTATTAGTTACAATTAAAACTTTTTCTTCACCTACTATTTTACTTTTAATATCTTCAATAATTGCACCTAATAATCCATCTTCTAATCCTTTCTTCATAGATGAAGATGAACCTGTAACTCCATTAAAAATATTTAAATGCATATTCTTATATGATTTTATTTGTGGTAAATCTCTTACTTCTGATTTATCATCAATTTCATATAAATAATTAATGCCAGATGTAGCATCTAATGTTATTTTATAAAAATAAGGATTATTTATATCTATATACTTATAAGTTATTATAGATTTATATTTGATATCTTTATCAATATTAACGTATCCACCTGTTGCCAACATTGTTCTTATTGCCATATATGCTTCTTTTGCTTGTCTATCTTTACAAGAAAAAAATAATTCATCTAATCCTTCTGGCACTTCAACATTTTCAAAAGTGCAGAAGAATACACTGTTTTTCTTTATATCATATGACCGAAGAAATTCTTTCTTAATCTTAGTAATAAATCCATTAAACTGATCATAAATATCTTCATTGCCAAAATTCATGATAGCATTTTCTATAGTAATTATAGTATTCATATTTATTGTCATAAATTGAACATTATTTATTGCTTCATCTATAATTAATCTTTCTCTATAGTATGTATTATATTTACCATGCTTTGTATTAATTCTTTTGTCAGACCATTCACATAATTTTTGTATATCATCTTTATCAATTAACTGCAAATATCCAGTATGAGTTAATACAATTACTGGATATTCCTTTAATTCATCATTACTGATAGAATTTTTTCTTCTATTGTTTTCAATATCCATTCCACTATGATAGGCATATGCTAAATCTATTCCAACCTTTTTATTAATTGTATTTACTGTTTCTTCACAATCTTCTATTGTTAATTTTAATATAATCGTTCCTGCATATGATTGTAATAATTTATTTTTTAACATATAAGAAATTCCGTTATTCATAGCAGTACTCTTGCCACAGCCCGTAGGAAAGTTAACAATTGCTTTCTTGTCTCTGATTGGGTAGAATAAAATATAGTAAAGTAGTTGCTTTAATCCTTTATAATATTCTCCGTCATAAGGTATAACTACGTTATAATTTGCTAATTCTTCCATTGTTAAATTGACAGCATTTATTACATGATTTTTCTTTGTTTCTAAATCCATCTTATCTAAAAATTCTTTGTAACTAATCATCTAAAATACCTCACTTTCAGGTATTTTATTTTTTATTTTTATATATTCATCATAATACATCCAAACTAATTTTGTACCATCTTGTAATTTAGTTGATTGTGTTATATGTCTACAACAATTTGATATATTTGAAGCGTAAATATTGTATGTATTAGAAGCATCTACTATACAATTAAAAATTTCTTTAGTTGTTAAACATATTATTTTCCTTTTATTTTTATTATTATATTCTTCTTTTGGATCATAATCACACCAATTTAATTTAACACCTTGCTTAAGATACCTTATAATTGTACTTCTACTTATATTAATTTTATTAATTATTTTTGAAACATTATTAATTCCACTATTCCATAAATCACAAACAACTTTTACTAAACTATTACAAGCAAATTCATGGCATTTTAACCAATCGACATCTTCTTTTTTGAAATTTAATAATTTAGGCAATTCACTATTCATAATACTATTTTTAATCCATTCCATATTTGATTCTCTACAATCTAAAACTATGTAATTTTCAATATTATTTTCTTTTGCTAATTGTTCTTTTTGTTTATCATTTTCTTGATTTTCTTTTAAAGATTTTGATCTAGCCCAAGACCCAGTAATACGATCTTCGTAATGTTGTAAACCATGTGTTTCTACTATGCATTGAAAATTATCAATATAAAAATCATATTTATAATTACTACACCATTTAAAAGTAGTTTTAGATAATTGTGCTTGAAAATTATTATTAAGTAATTGTTCTAATACATTAAACATAAATTTTTCTGGATAACTAACACCATCAGAACACTTTTGGCAAGAAAGTCCATTCTTTATTAAAGTAGGAATTAAATATTCTCTTTCATGACCACATATAGGACATTTCATAAGAATTAATTTACTTGACCCTAATGAGTATTTATATGCATCTTCTTTATTTACTAGATATTCAGTCAAATGTGGATGTGTTATTGCTATAGTATTACATTGACTACATTTTATACTTCCTTTTTGACCACCAACAAAACAATGAATATCACGTAATTCACTTTTATGTTCAGGATGATCTAAACACTTAAACCAATATCCTTTTTTATTAAGACCATGAGAACTACAAGTCACATCACTAGGAGTTAATTTATTACCATTCTCGTCAATATTTAATTCATAATCCCATCTTTCCATAATTTTATTTGCTTCATTTTTAGGAAGATTTTCATAACACCAATCATAAAAAGATATCCATTTTTTATTTCCATTTGCGGCACATTTTGCACAATAATAACTTCCATCTTCTTTAACACATTTTAAATAATCTATCCATCTTACTTGTGGTAATATTGTTCCGCAAGCATTACATCGAACAATAACATTTGCATGACTTTTTGGACTTATATCTTCTATTTTTATAATTATTTTTGTTCCTTGTTTAATTTTATTTTTTCTTCCTTGATTATCAGTCCATTTAGGAATTATATACCTTTTTTCTTCATAATAATTTGCATTACTACCACTTATTACAACTTCAACTTCTTTGCTAATTAATCCCATTCTAACATCTCCTTTAATATTATTTTTGATTTCCTTATAAAAATATTAATAAGCAGACAGGTGTAAGGATTCACTTTTCGATGATCAGTCTAGTCTGCTTACTTGTGTTTATTTCAACACAAAAAAGAACATTCACAATTTGAATGTTCTAATTTCTATTGAAATATTTATTTATATTTATCACATATCTCCTTACTCTTACTTCTCAAATAATCACACAAATATCCCTTCACAATTTTCAATACAACATTTTTTGATTGACCAAACTTTTTAGGATTAACTTGAATATCATTATTTTGAAAATCTTTAAATAAACTAATCAAATCATCTCTGACACCTTCAAAATGAAGAAATACTTTTGCTTTATTACCACGTTTCTCCACAATATCAAATCCAACAATCTCATAACCTAAATAATGCAAATAAGCACAAAAATTTGAATCAGAATATCTAAATAAAACTTTTTCCATAATCAAATGACACTCCTTTAATAATTATTTGTTAATAAAAAACAAAAAAAGAGAGGACATAATAATCCTCTCTCTCCACTAATCATAAATCAAAAACAAACTCCATATATCACCCAAATTAACCACTCAAATTTCCCACACCTACATTTTGTCCTAATCAAAATAAACCCTCTAAATAACCATAAAATATCGTCAAAATTAATAATTACCAATATAATACAATTTTAAAATAGTTGTAATATAAAGGTTTGTTGGTTGTTTATTTTGATAGATTTTTAGCAGTTTACTCTGCAATGGAATATGTTTTAAGTCTTTATTCCGACTAACCAAAATATCATTATGAAACAACAATTAGGTAACAATATTATTTCTCCTTAATTTGACTTCCCACTAAACTTTTGCTATAATATATCCAACATAATATTAATTCTTCGCAGTTAACTTTCTGCAAAATAACACTAGAATTGGGTATCCATATGTTCTAGTGTTATTTTGTTTTTTAATTTTTACTAATTATTTATTAATTTTATTAAATTTTGTAGATTAGGTATAAATTTTTTTACAGCATCAGCAGAAATTATTAATTCATTATTATTAAGTAATTTTACAACTTGTTCATTTGGTTTAGTATTAAATAATTTATTTATTATATCTTTTACTTTACTATTATTTACTACTATTCCACCTGTAGGAATTATTAAACTATCATCATATTTCATCGTTATATCACCTTTCTCAAATAACTTATTTATCATATTCATAATTTTACTCATATTAAATTCTCCTTATTAATTATTAATTATTCTTATTAATTTACCTCCTCTATCTTGACATTTAAATGGAAAATAAAGTCACAATATGAAAGTGGGGGAGGAGCGAGAGGAGACAATGTGTAAAAGGTAGAGGACTCTATTTTATTTCTCCACTAATATTAGCATCAGATTTAACATTACTATTGCTACTATTACTATTTTTATTCATTAATGTTTCGACCGATTTTACACTTACGCTCGCTAAAATTATTCCATTAATAAAATTTATAAAAATTGCTTCACCATTGAATATATTTTCTCCTAAAAAATGTTTAGATAAAAATAGTAAAAACTCAGAAATCATGAAAACTAGGTATTTCGTAGATAATGTTTTACCAAACGCTTTTTTATAGATGTTATCTACAATGTCTTTAAAATATTGTACTAGTAATACAACTACTAGAATTAAAGTTGTAATAGTAGATAGATTCTGAATTGAAATAAATTGTTCCATAATAGAACACACTCCTTTAATATTTAATTATATTAATTTTATCTTATTTATTATTTATTTTCTCTAACAATCTTGCCATCATAGTAAATAACAACCAATTATCAGTTTTTTCATCCATTTTATTACTCCATAAATTACCATCATTAATAATCCCATTTTTAATTAAACTATCCAATGAATTAATTCCTGCGTCTTTCATCCATTTTTCTATTGCCATATCAATTAATTCCTCCTTGTTATTATTTGTATTTAAATTTTCTGTTACTTTTAATTGTAAATTAAAACATTTAACTAATCCATTTACAATCGAATCTGCTAATCCATCTAAAAACTTATTATCTTTAAGTAATTTAGCATTATTAGATGAAGATACAAATAAATTCTCTAATAAAATTGCTGGCATATTACTTTCACGTAAAATATGAAAATTACTTTTCTTCATACCACGATCAATTACATTATAATTTTTCAAATAACTCATTACTTCATTATGTATTACCTTTTGATATTCTATAGATTTGCTAGAAGGATTAGTATAAATATGTGATTCCCAACCACTTGCATTAATATTTGTTGCTGAATTACAATGGAAACTAATAAGATAATCAGCATTAATTTTATTAGCATATTTTGTTCTATCAGATAATTGACCTCTAGGTAATACTATAATTTCACAAATGTATTTATTTTGTAGACGATCTATTACTTCATTAGAAATAATTTCATTTAAATTTGCTTCTATCAAATTATTCCCACAAGCACCTGGATCATTTAATTTATACTGTGGAGTTATTCCATGACCTATATCTACCAAAATTATCATATTTTAAATTCCTCCTTTTAATTTAACAAATTTCAATTACTTCACTGCCATGTAAATACTCCCACCAATAGTTGCCAAACCTCCGAAAAATAAAATTATTTGTATATATACCTTACTTTTCCCATCAATTTTTGCCACCTCAACTTTAGTAGAATTGTCTTGTTTGTTCATAAGTAAGTTATTCAATCCTGATAGCATGGCATTATGATTGGTTAACATTTGCCCCTCGATCTTATCCATACTTTTTTTTAGGGATTCCTGACCTTGTTTAACATTATTTAATGTTTCATTATTCTTGGCAAATTCGATTTCTATACTTCTCAATCGTTCATCATGAGACTTTATTCGCTCATCTACTTCATTAAAACGCTCTTTAATTTCAATAGTATTCACTTTACAACCATCTCCTTCCGAAATTTCATCAATTCCATTATAAAGACTTCCACAAAAATTCCTATCAATCTTATCATTCTTATAATTATTTTCACTATTTATCATAAAACAATTGACACCTCTCTTATTATGTTATATAATTATAATCACACAATAATAAGTGCATTTTATTATTGCTGTTAATAACTACAATGGAATGAGAGTGATTCCATTGTAGTTTCAAAATACATATTAAACTAATCATAATTCAACATTGCAACAATCTAACAATCTAAAATAAAATTAATCTTAGAATCTCAATTAAATCTCCGCGAGAGCCTACGAGCACCAGAGAGGTTTATATTGAGATTCTATTTATATTTTTAAACATATTTCTAATAACACAATTCTAATTCCATAATCAATTTATACCACCATATAACTTATTCCTTCACCACTTACAGAAGAATCTATGTATATTAAATTTGCGTTAGACACTTCAATTGTTCTATATTCTAATTTTTCAATTTCTACTCCATAGACAGTAGAAGATACATCACTTCCACCAATGTAAATATATCCTGTATTTGCTCTTTTAGCAGTTATTGTTACTTTTTTACAAGAAATACCAGGTAATTGTACTCTGGTTCCAGCAGTAGTAACATTAATAGTTGCGCCTGTTAATGTACCACTACTAATTATTTTCATACTACCAGGATTAACATCAGTAAACTTTTCTGTTCCATCTGCATTAATAGGCACTATTTTACCAATATTAGCAGTACCACTTGGAATAGGGTTAGTTATCTCAATAGGTAATGCACCAGTACCATCCCCTTGTAATTGTTTTATAATACCTTTTGAAAAAGCAATTAAACTACCAGATAATGTAGGATCTATAATTGGACTATCTGCTTTTAATCCAATACCAACAATACCACCATCAGATGAATTTATACTACCAGGATTTAGACTAGTAAATATTTCTGTTCCTGAAGAATTTTTATTTACTATTCCATTTGTAACCCCAGGAGTAGTTTGATCAATTTTAACACTAGGGATATTATTTATTTCAACAACATTATTATCGCTATTTAGTGCCATTGCTTTACCTAATACAGTAATATTACCACTTGTATAAGAAGTAATTTCTGCTCTAATTTTTAACAAACAATTACAATTAACCTTATAAATACCAGGAGAAGTAATTAATGATAAAATATTATTATCATCTTTAGTTACTTTTATTGGTACAAAATTAGCACCATCTACACTTCCTTTTACAGTTATTTCTCCTACAAATGTTCCTGTTACTTGTAATTTTACTGTCCCATACCCATCAACTGTAAAATCTACACCATTGCCTATTGCTGAAGCAGAATCTTGTAGAATTAAATTCTTAGGTTTAGCAGAATGTATCATTACATATTGAGAATTGCTTTCGCCTTTAATTTCTGTATACTGTAAACTATTAGCATCTAAAATTTGTGGTACAAAATTACCATCTTGGTCTGTAATTAAAACTGCCAAATATATTCACTCCTTTTATATTAATATTATAAATATGGATATATTTTAGGTATTTTACTACCTACAGATACATTAAAATTATTCTGATTACTTTTATTTCCAAATATATTTAATTGTAATATTTCCGCATTTATTATTTCTACAGTAATAAATTTAGTTTTATCTGTTGTATTTATAATATTGCTAAATTCATTTAGTCCTTCTAGTTCTGATATTTCATAAATATTATTACTAATCATTATATTATAAATATTAAATTCTCTAACTATATAACTAGAAAGAGTATTACTTGTAATAACTTTCCCATACAAGTAATACTCTTCATTAGAATTCACGTTCATTTTATAAAATTTCTGATTAGATATTTCTGATAAAATTAAATCCATATAATCAATTACCACCTCATTTTAAGGTCTAATTTTAACCAATACTAAACCTTGTCTTCTAGCAACACTTATTGTACCAGAATAATTATTACCTCTCATTGTATACCAAGTACCAGAAGGTAAAATATAAGATTGTGTAACTTCGTTCATATTTAATAATGCTACACAATTATCAAACTTTCTACTAAATAAACCATTATTCAATTGATAATCTTCTAATGGATTTCCAGTAGTAATAAAACATTCAGGTTGCATTTGTTCATGCCAGTTGCTTCCGTATGTATCTGATCCCCAATCTGAATGACAATAATAAGCATTTTTATGTTTACCCATTAAAAATCCTGCCAAACTAAACATTCTAGCAGGATATAATTCACTTGAACTTCTAGCAAGAGCAACTACCCATTTATCATTTTCTCCACACCATTTTATAAAATCTATTTCATTTTTTATGAATTCTAAATCAAATCCTTCTGTTGTAATGACATCTGGATTTGTTGTCCAAGTATATAACCAAGTTTCTAATAAATATCCATCAAATGGCATTGCAAGTAATTTTGTATCTTCTACAAGTGTTCCATCTAAATTAAAATCTCTAGCACATCCGAAATTAGTCGTAAGATATTTACCTTGTCTGTGCAATTCATTTGCTAATAATTGCATTCTATTAGCACTAGAAGATAATCTCTCATAAACACTTCTAAAATTTAGTAATTGACTTGCTTCTGCTGACCAGTTAAAATCTACAAGAGTACCATAACTTTCTCCCCAAAAATCATCAATATATATTCCATCTGACCATATTTCTCTTTCTCTGATTAATCTATCGACATACCATTGTACTGTTTCAAGGTTTTTCCAATCATAATAGTATCTACCATCACCAAAAGGACTAGAAAATCCAGTTGCATCTACGCAAAACCATTCCTTACGTTGTGCCATAATCTCTTGCCATCCTATTTGATTTGGATAATCTGATAAATCATCAAAATAATGAAATAAAAATAATTCAGGGTATAATTTATATATTACGTCAGCTTTTACATTTGACCAATCAGATATAGGACTATAGTGCATATCATAGTCAAGCATTTGCTTTTGGTTATATACTGTAGGACGAAAAACTTCCCATCTGCCTATTCTTTTTGTTACATCAGGTAATATTTTTTGTATTTTAGGTACAATAACTTCAGCATATAAATTATTAATATTTGTAGGCAAATTATTTTCTATTATTGGTTCTTGCAAATTATCTAAAACAAGTGGATAAATAGTAAGAGTTTTAGAATCAGTGATACCTTCATATGATGCATTAATTGTTATTTCACTAGATATAGATGGTAATGTATAAATAGCATTGGATAATCCAATTGAATTAGTTGGTAATGATATAATACTGCCAATATTTGGAGATATAGAGTAATTAACTGTAAGATTTTTCTGTTCAACATTATTCCCATTATATTTTAATTGTGAATATAATTTAATTTGTTTAATTGTTTCAGTATTTAATTCTGTATAAGGTATTGTTAATTCTACATCATCTACAATAGGAATATCTTGTTCTTCTATCACAATTATATCATCTACCCAAATAATTCCTGTTCCACCTCTACCAATATCTATTATTATATCTATTTCTTTAATTGTTTTTGTTGGAATAAATTCAAAATTTAATTGTGTCCAATCAAATGTATCTGAAGGCCATATCTGAGCAGTACCCAATGGATTCCATTCACTTGTATCATCTGTATATTTAATCCAAGTCTCAAACCATAAATTTGCACCATTTATACAATTTTCACCTTTTGCCCAAGCATTAAATATAACCTTTTTAGGTGTAATTTGATTTAAAGTAACTGTTTGTTCTATTTGTGTATATCTACAATCAATTCTATCAATATTAAATTTGCAAGATAAAGGAGTAGAATGATATATATTTGAATCTATACTTATACCTAATCCTGTAACATCTTCATCTGACATATTTGTGCCATAATTAGACCATCCAGATAATTGTAAAGAAAAATCATTATTTGAAATATTATTAATTGTAACTATAGGTATTATACTACAATTTTCAATCCAGTTATATTCACCTTGAAATACCCAAAATCTTAATTTTGCTTTAATATATCCTGTAGTATTAGGTTCAAATAATACTTTATATTGATTACCTATATTGGATACTGTGATATATTTATATACGGTTAAATCTTGATTATCATTCGCATCATAATAATGCAATGATATTTGTAAATTAGAGGAAATAATATTCTCTCTTTTAAAATAAAATCCTACTTCCAAATTGTCTCCAACATTCACATCGAACTTTTGAGATTGAACAATAACCCAATTATCTGTTATGTCATCATATATTGGAGGAGTAATTTTAAATGCTTTACCAGATGATTGTATTATAGGATTTTCAATATTTGTTACAGTAGCGTTCACTCCAACACTTGACCCATATACTTCCCATCCAGAAGGAATTGTAGAATTGACAGGATAAATAGAATAATTACCATTATATAAATGCTCAAATGTTTGAATGGGAGAATCTTCCTCTTTTAAACTTAAAGCATTCATAAAATATGTAATTCCTTGTGAATCACTACCATATACTAAATATCTAAAATCTACTTCAATTGCATCAATAGGTGCTTGTAAAATAATTTGATTTAAATTATATGTTATTGTATATGGAATTGTATAAAATTCTTCATCTCCTGATCCATCACTAGTATTAAATTGTATCCCTAATAATCCGTTAGAATTAGCAGTAGATTTAGTATATATTGAGAAATTATATTGTCTGCCACCAATTATAGGAACATTAGATTTATTTATACTTTTCCATGATGCTTTAGGAAAATTAAAATACATTGATCTTGTACCATCAATTGCTACTTCATTAGAAAATCCACTATCTACAATAGAATCACCATAAATATTAAATCCTGAAGGGAAAGTTGTACCATCTTCAAAAGTTCCATTTGCTAATAATTCTGGATATTCTGGTTCTATAATTTCTCCTGGTAATTGTATTCTATTTATTGTTGGTTTTTGTGGATTATTTCCCAAATAATATTCTTTATCTAATTTAGCATAATAATTATTAGCATATATTCTATAAACTGCAATTGTAAAATCTGTTGCAACTACTAAATTTATACCTATTATATTCCAAGATGTTATACCTATTATTGGTATATCTATATATTGTATAATATTTCCACTTAAATCAAATACAATAAATTTATTTTGATTATTATCATAAGTTATTAATTTATCATAATATAATGACAATCCTTTACAATCAAATGATCCTTTAATATTAAAGTTATTTGTAATATTCCCTATTAAATTAAATATTTTCACTATTCCAGAATTTGATATTCTTGCAATATGATTATCATTAATAAAACAAAAATCTGTAAATCCAATATTGCCAGAATATGTTATTGTATTAGATAAATTATATACATCACCAATATTATTCATATACCATAATTCATCATTAAAATAAGATAATGCTACAATATTTATTTCTGATTCTATTAAATTTAATTTATTAGGGACAAATATATCTGATTCATAAATACCTGAATCTGTAGTAATATAATATTTATTTGCATGAGATAAATATAATATAGAATTAATATCTTCATCAACAGAATAAATAGCATTCACATTTTCCACAGGAATACTACCATTGTCAAATATTATTTTATGATTAACATTATCTATATTCCATAATTTTGCCGTATTTGTTATAGAAGGATAACCAGATAATAAATTTGTACCTGTATCATAATAGATATATCCATTATTTCTTAATTGCTCAGCAGATATTTCAGCAACTAAATGATTCTGTCCATCATTCCATATTAATTTTTTAACTCCTGCAACGCTATACTCCCAAGGTTGAATAGTGTCTTCATTTTGTGTCATATATATTTTATAACTTGTCGCACCATCAACTGGACAAATTTCTATAGGAACACAATTAGTATTTGAAATAGCATCTGTTATTGCTCTTACTTCATTTGATCTGTCAGTCTCACCAAAAGAAGTACATGCAGTAACACAATAATATCTAGTATTATTTGCAGGAATATTTCCTCCTGTAGTCACTAACCATCTATCAGGATGAACAATATGAGGTATTCTTAAATACTGATCAGTATTTATATTATTTACTTCTATTTCTGAAATATTATTATTCCAAGGAGATATAGTATACTCAGTATCATTTATTTTTGTCATTTCTGAATTTTGTAATAATGTAAATGATTTAAATGTATTAGAAGCAATAAATTCTCCTATTAATCCATCTGTTATAAACGATACACTATTATTATCTTTAATATCTAATTCTACATGATTAATATTTATAATATTGTCAAGATTAATTACATTTGTGCTATCAATATTATTACTAGGTATTTCTAATATGTTTTTATTTGAATTAATATTAATTGTATTAGAAGATAATAATGGTTCAGAAACTAATAAAACACCACCTATATATCCATTATCTCCACTAATATTAGTGATTTCAATATCTACTTTTTCAGAATATAATGTATTCATAATATAAATAATATCTGTTTGCCATTGATTACTTGTCTCTATATTGATAATTTTTTCATTAATTATATTTCTATATCTATCTAATAGTTTAATATTTACTTGAAAATTAGTTACTCCTAAACTCATAGAATATATAGTTATTTTTTGTTTTAGTAATCCTTTGTCAATGCAAATATTATTTTGACTTATAGAACTATTATTTTGCATAAACATAGAATTTGTGCCAATAGGATTAATTTCTTCTATAATTGTTGAATTTACACAATCCCATCCTGTAGGAATAATATCATCACTTGAATAAAAAAAATTAGAATTCATAATAACATTTTCTATAGGTAAACTTACTTGTGGAATATCTAATTCTTCTAAAGTAAATCCACCATACCATGCTTTACCTACTGAAAATCCTCTATGTAATATATGAAAAAATAAATATTTTACTGGTCTTGAAGGAATAAAAGTTTTTTTCTTAAAAGTAAAATCATAAGTCCCCTCATCAAAAGTTAAATTACCTCCACCAACAGCAGGCCAACCAGGAGGATAACCAATAAACCCAACATTTATGATTGGATTACCTGTGCAATTTTCAGCAGATACATAAGCAGATACTCTAATTGGTTTAACTTCTGTTTGATTAATTGCTATTACCTGTGTTATACCACCAGATTGTTGTACTAATAGGTTAGTAATATCAAGCATAATAGATTTACCACCAGAGGGAGGAGATAGGGTACTCCAATCTGCCCCACTCGAATCAAATCTGCCATAATCGCAACCCCCAAGGTAAAACCAGTAATCAGGAGAAATACCATTTCCTCCTAAAGTATCACATATTCCATTATTAGCATAGCAATGATCAGAAGGATCATATGGAAAATTACCTTCACTGTCCATTACTTGAATATTCCCAAACGTACTAATGGTTAAATCAGGATTATATAATAGATTTGCGATTTAAAATCACCTACTTTGCAATATACTAAATTATATTTCTTGTATTTGAATCCAAGTTGTACTACTATTAACTGGTGCAACATTAGCAGTAAATACAATTTTCCCCTTATTAAATTTAGGAAAACATTGAAAAGCACCATAAACAATTTTACTATTATCAGGACATATAAATGATATTTCTGTACCTGTGCCATCATACCATTTAAACCAATCTCCTGATGCAACTTCATTTTCAAATGTAACAGTTAATGCTTGATTTTGATTATTATTTATAGCAATCAATATTGCTTTATTTGATACAGGAATTTCTATACTATCAGTTAATTTAATTCCATTCCAAGCAATTGTTGTTCTTTGTAAAAATGTTTTATTTTCACTACTTAAAGTTGTATCAACTGGCAATCTATTTAATTCATTAACTCCTGTAATGCCATCTTCTTGATACATTTTACACGGTATTACAAAGTCATTACCATTATTAACTACTTCAACTGTTCCTGTTATTAAATTAAAATCTTGTGGAAATGTAAAAGGCATTTAATTATCATCTACTCCTTTCATTTATGTAATTATTAATGTTTTTGCACAAGTATGAATATTATAATTATATTGTATTTTAAATTTAGAAGCATCAGAATCATTCTCATTAACTAATTTAATACATCTAATATTCTCTTTATGTATAATTCTTAATGGACTTCCTACTGCTTCATTTGTAATAGGTATTTGTAATATTTCATTATTGTTATATATATTCAATTCTCCTAATTGTGTATAATTAGATTGTGTGTCTATATTTCTTCCTGGCATACACCCACCTATGAATACGTTTGGCAAAATATTCACCTTCTTTTTTAATTAATTAACCACATTCTACCATTAAATAAATCATCTGTAGGGTTATTACTTCTTACTTCAATACTAGTTATATTTGAAGCATCTTCTATGTAATCCCATATATCACCATTATATCTGTATATTTTATTAGTAGATTTTACTTGTACTCTCCAACCAATTTCAGGAGTTGAATATATAGTATCAAGATCAGAAAAATTTGTTACAGGTGGTTTATATATTATTTTAGTATTGTCTACAACATCTTGAAGAGTTTCTGTTATATCTCCATTAGAATCAATTTGAGTGAATACTCTTGATGAATTTAAATACATACTACCTGTTCCCATATAAGAATATAATTGAGTTAATCCATTATTTAAAGAATTATGATAAACTATACCTTGATTATAATCAACATAAAATTGATTTTCACTAGGATTATTAGAAGTAGTTTCAATCCAAGTTATATCATTTCCTACAATTTGTACTTTATTAGCGTATTCAGGAATTTCAGAAAGAATTACTTTAGAATTTACAATTTGCTGATTCTCATTTATTTGTAAAAAAGGGTCTGTAGAATCTCCTTTTCTTCTTCTTGAAATAATCGAAGTTTGAAAATCAAAAACAGACATACAATCACACTCCTCCATTAAATTATATTATTTAAACAACTTACTAAATCATTTAAATCACTTGCTCTTAAATCATCTGCGTCTTCATCATCTATAACATCACTAATTCCTAATTTTGTTGTTGGCAAATTTGTTCCATTCATTGGGAGAATGGCATTTCTTGATTCATTGAACATACTTGCATAAAATATATTACCACTATAAGCAATTGTAAAATTAATAGTAGATAAATTTTTGTACTGTCTAAATAGATTTATTTTACTATTTAAATTATTCCATTCATAATAAATTAAATTTGTTGCTGGATCACCTTGTATTTTTGGCGTATCCCAAGAAAAATTACTTGGCCTTGCATCAGTTGTTACATATAAATCATTTGACCAATAATAACTATTTAACCAACTATCTTCAGGAAATACATGATAACTTGATAAAGCATTAAATTTATATTCTGTATCTGGAGATAAATTTGTAAATGTTACTATTCTATCACCAGAATTATAACCATCATAATATATTCTTTGTATTTGTGATAATACACCATTTAAATATAAATATACTTCTATTTGTGTCCAATTTCCTATCATTCCATCTGCTAGTCTAATATCAATAGTATATGTTGAAACAGCAGACATAGTAATATTACCTGGAGATTTAGGAGTGGTTACATAATCACCTTCATCTCCATATGAGGAAACACCTTGAGAATTTTCTGCTCTTACATCAAAATAATATCTATATCCATATAATGTATTATTTAAAGTATAATATGTATTATAAATTGGAGTTGCATATTGCCATCCACTATTGCCTATATATGCTAAAGTATAAAAATCAGCATAATCAGAAGGATTCCAATTAATTCTAAATGTACCTTCTCCTTGATTAGTTACCCAAGGTGTTCCTGAAGGTGTTTCTGGCGCAGGAGTATCTGTTATTTCTGAAATATAATATCCATCTCCACCAATAACATACCACGCACCTTGATAGTATGCTTTACAACAAAAACTATACCATGTATCAGGTGATAATCCATCATATGTAAACACATTACCACCTACACCTGTTTGACCACGCCAAGCATAAGGGTCTTCTGGATCAGTTCCTACATACCAAGCAAAATCATCATACTCAGATAATGGATATTGTAAACCATCTGCATAAACTGTAATTGATGTTGATGTTATATTACTTGTTGATAACCATGACATTTATATTATTCACCTACTTTAAAAATACAAATAAAATATAATAGATTTAATATTTGTTATATATTAAATCTATTATATAAATATTATGTTATTTATAGTTAATTATAGTATTATAATTACTTATTTAACATTTTCTAATTGTATTAACATATCTTTATATTTAATAATATCAGTATCAATCCTATTAATTTCTAATTGAAGATTATTTTTTCTTGCTCCCAAGTCAATTAATTGTTTATAGATAAATTCAGGTGTTATTGTTTGTTCTTGAACAACTGTTTGCCTTACTTTCATTACACCATTATCATTAATTATTTCCATAGTATTGTCTGCCATTAGGGAATTCCTCCTTTAAATTTAAATTTTATTTGTAGTTTAATTTGTAATTTAATAATAAATCATAATAAATTTATAATAATTATATTTATCGACATTAAAACACATATACCAACATTCTTTGTCAAAGGAAATGACTCCTGACTATAGAATTAACATAGAGAAAGGAGGTGGTATAATGAGTATAGGTGGATTTAGAATGCCACAAATACCATCAATTGAAACTGATAGTGATTGTGAACATATTCCAATTTGTGAAAAACTAGATATAATTACAAAAGATTGTTTTAGAGGAGTGCATCCTATGAGAAGATGCAATCAAGGTCAATATGCTCAAATTAAAATTCTTTCAATGATTCTAAATCGACTCCCATCCCAACAAGAATAAATTTTTGTAATTCTTTTATTTTTAAAATTTCTATAAACATACTTTCCAACTGTTCTTTAAGAGCAGTTTCTTTTTGTTCATTTGTTTGGACAGTTTTTTCTTTATTCATAATAAAAACACTCCTTTTTATTTTATTTTATTATATTTGATTAAAATAAAAAGACCTCTTAATGAGGTCTTAATTGTTAACACATTTTAATTAAATTAATTAACTTTATTCTCAAGTAGATTAACATTCTTTTTATTCCAACGCTTTAGAATATACTGAATACCCTTTGGTGTCACAAGTGTAACCGGAATATCCACAATTTCACCTTTTATATACATAGATTTTATAATCACTAAAAAGTATCCAGCGTCGATAAATTGTTGTCTAGGTATATTATGTCTTTCCTTTTTCGACATTAATATATCTTCACTTCTGAGAAAGGCGAACATTTTATTCCTGCCTTTGAGTTTTAATACTTTAGCAACTTGGAGCATTGTGAAGTTGCTCCTTGTGTTAATTACTTGGTTATAGAATTCTATTTTAGGTTGTTGTTCCTCTAGTTTTTGTTGGAGCAGTATTAATTCTCCTTTCCTTAAACCTTCTAAAAGATTCCAAACCCAATCCATAAAAGCATTTGCATTTGACTGTCTACTCCAACGACATATTTCATAAATACCTCTTGCTTCGTATAAATATGTGTTTCTTCCGTTTACCAAAGTGGTAAATGAATATTTATCAAGTCGCTCTTTATGCCTATCATGAATTTTCCCAATTGCAGTCATCGGATCTGAGTATTCCAAAGCAATCCCCATTTGTTCTCTTGTCATAAAAATATCATTATTAATATTTCTATATAAATCACATACAGTACCCTGAAAATTTTCACTCTTATATAATACTAAATCATTCATCTTGCTCACCAACTTCTCCAACGAAGCTAAAAATACAACTGTCACAAAAATCTAAAGAATTAACAATTTCACCACTATTTTCTCCATCATCATAATGACTTCCGTAATTAATACTGCCACTGTGGACTCTCCATATTGTTTCTTCTGGCACTAATATTTCTTTGCCACATTTATAACATCTAGGATATATAAATTTTCTTTCTAATGTACAGACACCAACTATGTAGTCATTAGTTTTAATAGAAACCACATCAAAATAAAAATCATTATTCAAATTAGATATTGAATTAATTTTACTTAACTCAATAGAAGTTACTACACAATCATCCTCTGATTGATCATGAAATTGGATATATTCATCTGTTAATTGGTAGGAGAATGAGTTATAAACGTAAGTTGCTGATAGTGTATTATTTAGTAAAGAGTGGAAACTTATTTCACATTTTCTGTCTACGAATTGGTTTAGTAGATTATAGTTATTCTTCATAATAAAAACTCCTCCATTTAATTTAATTATAAGGTGCGTAAATCAAAATCAACCTTACAATCATATTGTAATAGAAGAGTTTCATTTTGTCAATAATAACTTTACAAAATTAATAATAAAAATTTCTATTTAGTCTTTGATAATTTTACATTCATATAAATCTGTTATTTTACAATCTAAAGCGTAAGCTATTTTTTCTAATGATTGTATAGTAGGGTTATCTGATTTTTCAAGTGAATTGAGATTTTGTCTACTAACACCTGCTTTATTAGCAATAAAAGTTCTGCTTGTTCCATACTTTGCTTGATACTCATTTATTCTTTCTTCTATTTTATTGGTTATTTTAATCTTCATATAAACCACACCATCCTTCACCTATATTATACTACAACTACGTATGTATCGGTAGGTGAATGTTTGTTAATACTATAATACAATATGGAAGGGAATATGTCAAGTAAATTGTCAATATAATTATTTTTTTATTTTGTTAATATAGATAGCAATTTACCATTTATTTTTTGCAATATACACATTTGCATTACCATATAATTTATGGTATAATAATACAAAACTAAATTTAAAAAGGAGAGTAATATTATGTTTAAAATTAACAATAAGAATATTCAGAAAATTAAATATTTTAGTTTAGGATTAATTACAAGTAGTTTATTATTTTCTTCAGTTACTTTTGCTGATAACTCTGCTATAAAAATTTATTTAAATGGCAAACTACTTGAAAATGCAGAAGTTATCAATGTTAATAATTCTACTTATTTGCCTGTGAGAAAATTATGTGAAGCATTAAAAATGAAAGTTAATTTTGATAGTGCAAATAATAGTGTGATTATTGATAGTAGTGATATAGATGTTAATAACATACAAACTAAACAAATTCAAGAAAATCAAAAATCTCAACAACAAAATAGTATTAATAATACATCTAATGATATTAAAGAAACTACTTATAATGGAATTAAATCAATTAATATTAATGGAAAAACATATTTTAATGGTAGAGAATATAATATTAAATTTCCTGGTATTCTAAATTGGGACAATAAAAAACAAAAAGCGTATATTAAAACAGATAATGAACATATAGAAATAGAAAATTTGCCAGAAAATATTCAATTATTATATGGACAAAGTTATTTTAATATTAAATATTATAGATAATATTAACCAAGTTTAGCAACTAATGGTTGATCCAATCTATTAACTCCTGAATATACACCACCAAGAGCAGTTAAATAAATTGCATTTGCATTAGGAGTATAAAACATACCATCACCTGTAGAACCCCATGTTACACCACTATTAAAATCAAGTGGATTTAAAATTAATTGATTCCCGACAGAACAATCTGTCCCAACATCAATAGTTGTATCAGTCGTAAGACTCCCAGCAGTTACAGTACCTAAATTTGCAGTAATTGCAGATAATGTATTTACACTAATTTTATCTGCACTTACACTATTGTCAGATAAATAATAACCATTAATTTTAGTATTTAATTCACTTAAAATATCTATACCTTGTATTCTTAATGTATTACAATCAATATCACCTGTAACTTCTGCATCTTCTGCATGAAGGAATCCACCAGGAGTTACTCTAAATTCAGCATTAAGGAATGTACTCGCACCTAAATATAAACCATTTTCATCAATATGGGTTTCTCCAGCAGTACCAGAATTAATCTCGACATAACCTTTTGTTACCAAATTACCATCGTTATTTATATAGAATAAATCATCCCACACTGGGGCTTCAATCGTTCCAGTATTTTTTTGGATCTTTATGCCGTTTGAAATATTCATTATTATTCTACTCTTACTATCTGTTTTAGTTATTATTAATGACATATCTTCAATATTTACACCATTTTGGTCTACAGAAAAATTGCCTGCTTCATTGGTTATTGTTAATATTGTAGATGCAACAATTTGGCCAATTAACTTATGTGCATATACCCCCGACCCATCAATTGCAATATCTAAAGAATTCCATCCGTTGGTTGTTAGTGCAATTATTCCATGCATAAGACGAATTGCCTTTTGAACATCATCAGGATTCGTTATGGTTATTCCTCTACCATTTATTTCTACTGATTCATTTACTCCTGCTAATATTTCTCTTAAAGATGAATCCCATTTATTATTTAATATATCATTTACATCACTTTTAATATCATTAGCACTATTCCATCCAAATTTATTTTGCTCAACTGTAATCCCTGCATTTATACTTTGATTTAGCATCTGTAAATATTTGTCTTTATTTTGATTTATATCTTTTAAGTTACTAATTATTACAGAGATATTACTATTTTCAAAATCATATGTAATTTCATTAATTTTTGCTTTCACATTGACATTGAATTTATCGTATCGTATATTTACAATTTCTGACAATTGTAACTTATCCCTATCATATTGACAACCAATGTCAATGCAACCAAATAAATCCACTATATCAATCTCGATTATTGTCGCAGGCTGATAGATTTTTGCAAATTCCAATTTCCCCCAATTTAACAATTCTTGGACATCCGAAATATACTCATTTCTTACTTCTTTCTTAATTATAAATGACCTTTTTAATTCTAATATTTGTTCTGGTGTAAAATTATTACTCACAGATAAAAGATCAGTTAATATATTCATCTGAATATTTATATTACTAATTTGATTCTCTAAACCATTATTAACTTTACTACCAATAGTACAAGTAACTCCTGTGCTATCTGTATCAGTAAATGTAATATCAAAATTTGCTTGATCTTTGGTTGTAAAATAAATTATACTGACAGTATCATTAATAACACTACATTTAAAGATAGGAATTAGAGGGAATTTATTATCATAATTATAATATATACTATTAATATAGTTATTTATTTTTGTAGCAACAGTATTTATTGTATCTCCTAAAACTACTGGAATATCTATTACCTTATCATCAATAGTTAAATTAATATTACCATCAACAATACATGGATTAGTAATTGTAATATCCACTAATATCGAGTTAATATCTTTATATTTATTATCTAATTCTATTTGTTTATTATTTCTATCTGTGATAAGTGTAGATGTGTCTAAATTATTTGCTTGCCCAATATCAATAGCATCTAAAATTACATACATTTCTGTTTTTAAATCTGTTAAATCAGTATTTGCAGTATTTAATGTTTCTTGCAATGTTATTTTTTGTGTTAGTAAACTATTATATTCTCCTTCTTTTGAAGATAATAGATCATTGTAATCTAATATAGAATTCGCTAAATCATCCGACATGTAATCGCTATGAATTAATACATTTTTATTTTCGTCCCTAGAGAATGGATATAAAAAATAAGTAAAATTCTGCAAAAATGGCATCCCTGTAGTGTTAGAACTGGCAATAGATATATTATCTTTACCATAAATATACAATTGTGTACAAAATGAATCAGGATCTATTGTATTATTTATTGATTTTAAATATTTACCGTATGCGAAAGATAATCCCCTATCTAATCCGTATGTCTCAATATCATACAGACTAACAGTATAATTTATTGTATCAAATACAACTAATGCCCCAAAGGTATTAGCTATATCATCACATATAGTATCTAAGGCAGTCTTTCCAGAAATATCAAATTGTCGAAACATAATGTCGAATTTTGTATCTATATGTCCAATTATCCATGTAGTGTCGCTTAAAATATCCGTCAACACAGTAGTAGCATTAATAGAATCAGTTGTTTTATATCCATTTATAATTTCATTATTTAACAAATAAGCCAAAGAAAAACAAGTAATATTTTTTATTGCTGTGTTATCTTCAGTGTCGTTATCTTCTGGCAAATTTATAATAAAATATTCAACATAATCATTTAAAACAAATTTAATTAAATACCTATGTTTGAGTAAATTATAATTCGGATTCACAATATATTCATGATTTATATCTTTATAATAATTTAACGAAAATGAGAGTTCATTTATTGATGATAATTTTAAATTTAGTGTAATATTAAAAGCATCTGATAACTTGCCAATTATAGATAAATTTGGTTTACATACATATAAATCTGGTTTTTGTCCAATTTTTGAATAATCAATTTCAAATGACAATAAATTTCACCTAACTTTCTTTATTATTATTTAAATATATAGAGATTTGTATTAATTGTTAGTTAAAAATGTATTTATTTAATATTTCTTCAATATTATCAAAATCCCAATACCATATTTCAAGTAAATTTATATTATTATTCCATGCATAAATACATTTTCTTTGATCGTGTTCTAATTGTTTTTTAAATTGTTCTTCTGATTCATGGAATCCTGGTATATATTTTTCATGCTGTTCACCTTGATATTCAATCAATAAATTTAATTTGGGTATGTAAAAATCATAAGATAATAAACCATTTCCCAAACCTACTAAACCATTAAATTTCATTTGAGGAATAAAATAATTCTTATTATATTTATCTTCATCAATTAAATTATCAAAATCTTCTTGTGATATTTTAATCCAATTTTTATTAATTAATATTCTATCTATTTCTTTTTCACCTTTACTTTTACAGCATTCAGGACAACCAAATCCACTATTTCTACTATAAATATATGCTTCCCATTCATGCTCACATTCTTTACATACCCACCAAGCGTATTTGCCACTGTTGGGACAAAACTCTTCAGGTCTTTTTTCATTCTTCTTATAATCCCATTCTTCACATAATTCAGGATTATTAACTAGTAAATTATAGTCTTTTGAAGGTAATTGTCCTGCACAATAAGGGCAACCACAACCAGAATTTCTACTATTAATTGTCGCAGGCCACTCATGTCCTTTATCACATTGCCACCAAATATCTTTACTACCACTTACAGTAACATCAAAAGGAGTCAAATCACCGTTCAACGTAGGATGCCACTGTTTTGCAAGTTCAGGGTTTTTAGTTGCAAGACAATTGGATAAGGCAATTTGTTTACCAACACAAACTCCACAACCTTGATTATTTGTTATTATTTGATCTATACTTGCTCTAAATTCTTCTCCACAATTTTCTTTTAAACATTTCCATTTTAATTTCTTTTTACTTCCTTCATATGTATCACTTAATAATTCAAACGGTTTATTATTTAATTTACACCATAGTTTTATATTTTGTATTGTATAAGGATTAGATTTATTGAATTTATCTGGTGTAGTTTTTTGTTGTAAATCATTCCATGTTATAAAATAATAATAATCTTCATTATCTTTTAATATAAGTTTTGAAGCAGAATTAACATATTCATCACTTATTAATTCATAATTTAAATTACGTATAAATTTTTTAACTTGTTCATATGTAAGTTTTGAATTTTCTATACGTTTAATATTTTGACAAATAGGACACTTTGTACCACTTAAAAAACTATGTGGTGTAACAGGCCATTCATGATCGCATTTATTATGTTTTATCAATATATTTGTTTTATTATTTATATATTCACCAATAACTTCATATTCATCACCAACTAATTGATAAACTTCTTCTTTAAATTGTTTTGTATCTTTTTTATTATTGCCAGAACACTTAGTACATCTAATATTTTTATTTAAAAAACTATCAGGATAAATACTCCATTCATAATTACTACAACTTTCATTATTATGCCTAATCTTAACTTTTATTCTAGCATTAATATATTCGTCTAATATAGTATATTCATCCCCAACTAAATTATATACTGCTTGTAAAAATTCATCGTTAGTTCTTTTTCTTGGCATATTAAATTAAATCCTCCTTATTTATAAATATTATAATATTATTCCTCACTCAAAAATAAAAATAGAGATGGGTAGAGAGGAGGTTCTACCCATTTTTCAGTAGGTTAATTACTCCTACCTATCCCTATAAAATTATATTCATAATTAATCAATCAATCAAACAATTAAAATCTACCAGTCAATTCAAACTTTTCAATCTGCTGACCAGTATACTTACCATCGCAAAAATTCTCAAATTCCTTATAATTTAAATCAGTAAAAAATTTTATTTCAACACTCAAAGCATACGCAATATGACAATATTTGTAATTGCACAGCATTAAATTTTCTGAACCTTCTGCACATATAATTGGTTTTCTTTTCAACATTTATCCAATCACTCCTACCCCTAATAATTATACTCAACAAATATTTCCGCACCACAACACATACTCAAAATTACCTGTTCAGCACCCATACTAGGAGCAATAGGATTCCTATGTATGTCTAAAATATCATCTATCCTAATCATCAAATTCTCATATTCACGTTCCTCATTATACTCCAAAAACCCAAACTGATACTTACCATTCACAAAACTAAGGAACTCAAAACCATCATACAGCACGTTCACAATAACCGTTTCTGTTTTAACTTCCAACCATACAGGCTTTCCTAACAATCCTTCCATAATTTCTTCAAATTGTAAATTAGTTAATTGATTGTATTCCATAAAATAAAACAACTCCTTTTCTAATATTGTAAGGGAAAACTTATCCTTTACTTGATATTAGTATAAAGGAATTTGCTTGGGTATACAAATCTGTTAACCCATCATATTCGGTTAAATAACTATATTATGGTTGAATATCATCAAATAACTATTATTTACATAGAATATCTCTATATTCCTAAATATCCTTACTATTCAAATAATCATTAATATATTTTTCCATCTCATAAATCTTTTGCTGTATGCGTACTAATTCCAATATTAATTGTTCAGTATCCTCTAAATTAGAATCATTAATTTTATTTGTATATATTTTATGTTGAAGAATTTCTTTATCACAAAATAATTCTCTCAATTTATTAATTGAATCCAAATATTCAGGTTGTTCTTTATCCAAAAATATAGTAATAATATCTCTAACAAAATCTGAAACATTTTTACCTTGTTTCTTAGCTGTAGATTCAATACGCTTTTTTAATCCAGGTGTTACTCTTATTATTAATTTATCATCTTTAACTGCCATCACAACTCACTCCTTATCCACTATATTATACACTATGCATATGTAATTTTCAAAAGTAGAAAGGAAGCAACATATCAAATCATAGTAACACATCAAACCCACTAAACCAATACTAAACCAACTAAAAATTCTAATATCATATTAACATACCTATCACATAAAGTCAAGTATAATTATTTTTATATTCTATTAACAAAGACAATAATAATTATACTTGACTTATACACATACCAACATTCAAATTAACTAACTATCAACTAACACAACCTTTAACATTCTCATTCTCTTCATTCTTGCTTTTCTCATTCTCATCTTTAACCATCTCACAAAAATCTCTCGCACTCAAAACTTTAAATCCTAATTTATCAACATCATGCATACCACTTTTAAAATCATCTGAAATTAAATAGTCTGCTTTACCTTTCATCGCACATTTCAAAAACATAGAATCAAATTTATCATTGATTTCAGGTGTAACAGTATTAATAGTATTGACAGAAGTAGAATAATAAAATGATTCCATTATATATTGAAGTAACAATATTCTATTTTTAATATCAATAATATTATACCTTGCAAAATTTTTTGCTACATAAACTAATTCACCTATAGTATCTTGTGAAAATAATAAATATATTTGTTTATTATCAACCATATTCATTATCTTAATATATTCATTATCTTCTTCAGAAGAAAATAATCCATTAATAAAAATATTGGTATCAAGAACAATTTTAGGTGGTTTATATCTCATATCTTTTAATCCCCAATGTTTTTCTAATTTCTTTATTTGTTAACCCTTTTTCCTTTATTGCCATTTGAGCAATTTTTCTAATATTACTCATACAATTAAAATTTGTATTTTCCTCTAATTCAACTGTAGAATCTTTTATTTGAATTCCCATCGTCATTCTTCCAACCCTCCTTTTTAAAGGTTTAGTTCCTCGTCTTGTTATACCAACATTCCTTTTATGAGATTTTCTTGTTGCTCTTGATTTAATCCGTATTACCATAAAATCACACTCCCATCTAAAGTATTATACCATATGTGTAATCACAAATAAAATATCTTATTGTGCTTACATTAATAGCATTATACAATAAGGGAGTAAGTGTGTCAAGCAAAATATCAATATATTTATATTTATATTCTAAAAATCCCACTAATAATACTTAAATTGATATTTAAAATAAAACTTTACATTACCTAATATCCTCAACGTATTTAAACCAGGAGGAATAGATAAAAATTCAAAATTAAAATTATCATACCTACTTGTATTTAATAAAGATGTTGTAATAAGTTCATTTTCATTACTTACTGATATTTCTTCTTGATCTATCAAATCAGTAAATTTAAATTGTATATTATTATTTGATAAATTTTGAATTACAAAATCTCCATTACCAACTTTAGTAATATATATCTCTGGTTTACAATCCACATCACCTTTATTATTAAATATAATATCTGTCCATAATATATTTTCAGACATATCATATATATTTGATTGATAAACAGGTGAATAGCAATATGGTGAATTACAAATAAACGATAATGTAACATATCCTTGGTTAATACAATTGTGAGATATAATAGGATCGCCATCTAACATTATATAATATATTTTTGTAATAGAAGTATTATCAGATGATTCATCAATAAATGTTAAAGGAATAAAATATTGACTGTCAATTGTTCTTGCCAATAAACGTAAATCATCAGATGTAAATGTATTTTCAAATGCAAATGTTGCATTAAATTTTAATACAGATGGTTTTTTATAAGTTAAATATGGATTTTCCCTACCTTTTATATATGTTAATTCAATTTCTCTTGAATATATAAATGGTTCTTCTTGCATTCCAGTATTAATATTACAATGAATTAATTTTAATTCTTGATTAGATATACCATTTATAGTAAAATTAGTTGATGATTTTATTAAAATATGTTTCACCTACTTTCTACTTTCAATAAAATAATAGAGTAGTAATATGTTTTTAAATTATTACTACTCTATAAAATAAATATAATAATATTAAATTTGTTTACCAAATTTTCTAACTCCATTTATTAAATACTTTGTTACATTATCAATATCACTCTTACTATTTGCATTCATATTTGCAACTTCAACTGTAAGATTATAAATGTTTCCACCACTTGTCGCTACAGAAGGAGTTATATTTGGTATAAAGCTATTAACAAAATTCTGCATATTAGGAATGAAATTTTTCATTACATTATTTTGTGGTATTGCAAGTTCACCTTTAAGCATTTTAACTACAGTTTCATTAGATTGAGTATTAAATAATTTATTTACAATATCCATTATTTTATTAGTAGGTTTATTAGCAATAATACCACCTTCATGATATATATCAATTATTCCATTATTCCATTCTACATCATGTCCTAATGCTTCTGCTACTTCTCTTATACCTACTAAAGAATCATTTCCTTCTATTTTTTTATAAGCAAAACTTTTACCACCTATAATAACTGGTGTTCCTTCTCCATCCCAACTTACACTTTCCCCTAATGCATTTGCTAATGTAACTGATTTCATAATTGCTGTACCATCAGTATTTTCATAACTTCCTGGTGAAAATGTGGCTATTGGAGATGGTGTATTGCCAGAATTACTAGAGTTATTGCTAGAATTGTTATTAGAATTGTTATTGCTACTACTTGTACTACTACCACTACTGCCTAAATTTCCAGTCAATTGATTAATACTATTATTTATCTCACTTGCAAGAGTATTCCCAACACCTTGACCTAAATTGCTAATATTATTTTTTACAAATGTTAATAATCTAGTTAATTCTGATATAGTATTGTCGATATTACCCTTCATTAATTCTTGACTTATATTAGAAAAATTAATTTCATTATCAATCATATCTTGATAATATTTTTCTGTTTCATCTTTAATTTTTTCTAATCTTTCTTTCTCTGCATCATATTTATCATCTTCGGCATCTTGCTTTTCTTTAATATCTTTTTCATAAGCATCTAACTGATCATTTAAAGAATCTTTTAATAATTCTTTTTCTCTATCTTTTTGAGTTTTAGATATTTCTAAATCTATTTCTGAAAGTTCTTTTAATAATTCTTCTTTTTTTGCTTTTGCTTCATAAGAATCATCATTTCCCAAATAATCAATTTGCTTCTGAATATCTAATTTTTCTTCATTTAATTTTTTAATATTATCTTCATAATCTTCTGTGGAAGATAATTCATCTAGCAATTTTAATTTCTGATTGATAGAATCTTCATATTGATCCAATTCATCATCAAGATTTTCTTTTACTTTATCATGTCTTTTATCTTCTGCTTCCATTTGTTCATCAATTGCTTCTAATGCTATATCTTTTTCTTTCTCGTAGGCATCTTTGATTAGTGAAATTGTATCATCTATGATTTGTTTTTTATTGTCATACAATGCTTTTTGATTATCTAATATCTCTATTGTTGTATCGCTTATTGCTTTCTGTAATTCTTGATATCTTAATGTTCCTACAATAGTATCTGCTAATTCTTTTTGATATATTGCTTGTTTTTCTAATAAAGCAGATTTTATATTAGAATATTGAATAATTTCATTTTTTAAAGCATTATTATATTCTTCCGTTCCTTTTTCATTCATCTCTTGTTGAGATTGAGCAATTTTTATTGCTTCATTATACTTATCTATTTTATTTGTTACTTCTTCAATCTCACTAGATGTTATTTCTGCTTGTTTATCAGATATTTCTTTCTGTTTATTCCACCATTCAGCAGATAATGCTTTTCTTTTTTCAATTGTTTCTTCTAAAAATTGCTTATCTTTAAATGTACCATCAATAATACCCTTTTTCATATTCTCAATGGCTTGATCCATTTGTTTTGCTTGTTCTGCTAATTGTTTTTGAATACCTGTAGTATTATTTTTCTGTACTAATAATTCATTTCTATATTCTGGAGAAGATTTAGACATGCTTTCTGCAAATACTTTAGAAAAATTGCTTCTTTGTTCAAATTCGCTGATTATATTATCTGATTCTTGCCATAAATCTGTGTACCATTCTTTAGAATTTTGAGCAAATTTCTTCTCTAATTCTAGTATTTTAGCATTTATTTCTTCTTGATGTTTAATTCTGTCTTCTGTTAATTTTTCGTAGGATAATTCACTACTTATAGTGCTTGTCATTTGGCCATTTGAAAATTCTTTATATAAATTCCAAACAGAGTTTTGCCAATTGTCATCTGTAGCATATATACCAGTAGGTAAATTACCTTTATTACCTTGATTTAATTTATCAAAACTAACATTACCTGGAGTCATACCCCAAGCTAACATTTTTTTAACTGTTCCTTCTACTTGCTGTTCAAGTCCTGCTTTAGTATAATCTGATCCTGAATCATATGATCCGTAACCAGTATACATTCCATTTTTGCCATCTCCTGATTTTCCCCAATTAGTTTCTTGCTCTCCGATAGCAAGTATTAATGCAGGATCAACATTATATTTTTGAGCAAGAGATAAAACAGTATTAACGATTTCAGGAGATATTTTATATCTGTCTATAGCAGAACGTGAAGTATTAGTTGTTACAGTTTTTTGTAAAGCAGTATTAACATCATTAGTTAATAAATTATAAGGATTAATTGCTTTTTTATTAGCATCCGTAATCCCGTAATGTAAATGTGGTGTACCTTTAGCATTGCCGCTATCTCCAACATATCCTATTACTTGACCTGCTAATATTTCTTGCCCTATCCCTAATATTTTGCTAGGGTCAGTATTCATATGAGCATAATAATGTCTATTACCTTGAGGATCAGATATTGTTACACCCCAACCACCTTTAGCACCAGTATTTCCAGCACTTAATACTTTACCAGATGTAGTTGAATGTATTTCTGTTCCAAAATCAGCCATTATATCTATTCCTTCATGTTTACGAGAACCACCATCTCTAGGTGCTCCAAAGGAATCTTTTAATTGTGTTCCAGGTATTGGGTTAGGCAATTTACCATTAGAAGTAGTAAATGATGTTATTGATACAGTATTTAATCCATCTCTTTGTTGTTTTAAATAGTCAATTTGTTCCTTAATTTTTAAATTTTCAGCATGAAGTGCATCTCTACGTTCCTGAGAACCTTTTACTGCGTTTGAAGTAATATCTTCTAGGGAGGTGAGAGCGTTATTATATTTTTTTATTTCATTTGTTACTTTTTCCCATGCTAGGGATTCTGCTGATTTTGCATTGGTTGTGGAATTAGAATCTTTAATACCAAGATTAGGAGAATTTAAAACTGCATTGCTTTTTTCTACTGCTTGTTTTAATTCTACATATCCATTAATTTTATCTCGCATTGCAGACATTTCTTTTGAATCTTTTATATCTCTAGAATATCCTCTTTCTTTCTTCCATTCTTCAAATAATTTTTGGGCATCTTCCATATTTTTTAAACTGTCTAATCTACTAGCAACATAAACATCTGTAACATCTTTTTTTACTTGATCTAACTTACTATAATAATCATCTGTTGATAATTTACCAGAAATATAATCTTTATTTAATGAATTACTAATTTTTAGATATGCTTCTTGAATTTCCAATAATGTTGTTAATTTAGTTATTTCTAAATTATATTGTGCTAATCTTGCTGTTGTTTGAGTTGAAACTATTTTTGCTTTTTCAATCTCTGCTTTATTAGTTACTGTTGCTGTTTCAATTGTTTTATTTTTCAAATCATTTAATTTAGAAGTGTTTAATACTAGCATTCCATTTTCAACATCAACAACATCATAAAGATCCTTATGTTTATCAACGTGTTTCATTACTTCTTGGGCGGCATCGTTATTAGATTCTTTTGCTTTTTCTAATAATTGATTATAGAGTTCTATTTTTTCTGATGTGTCAGTTGTTGTTTTTTGGATTGATTCAATAGCACCATTAAAATCAAATACCTTTTCTTTTGCTTCACTTATTGATAAACCAAATTTATCTGTTATTGCTTTTGCTACATTTTCTGCAACAGGATTACCTAGATAACTTAATTTCTCAGTTAATTTACTAACAGCGTTGTTATTAAAATCATCTATATCTTTTTGAGTTTTATTAGTATTTTTACTTAAGTCATTAAATTCCTTATTGATATTATTAAATGTACTAGCAAAACCATTATCTATTAAATTAGCAGAAAATATTTCTATACCACCAGATTTTTTTATTTGCTCTAATACATCTTTTGATTTTAATAAACTACTAATAAAATTATCTAATTCTTGAGGTTTAAAATCTTTAAATCCATCTTCATTCTGCAATGTTGCTGTGAATCCAGATTTTAATTCATCAAATGTTTTTATTGATTCTGATTTTAATTCTAATAATTCTTTTTTTGTTCTATTTATATCTTCTAATACTGTTTTATAACCAGATTTATTAGTTTCTGCCATTCCAGAATCTAAAAATTCTTTTTTTATTCTTTCATAATCTGCTAATTGATCCATTTTTGATTTTATATTTTTTTCATTAGTTAGTAGGTTATTAACATCCTTATCACCAGTTTTATAGAATTGTTCTGACATTTCTTGACGTTTTAAATTTAATTCTTGCTCTTTTAAGTCTAAGTATTCTTGTAGTTTGCCTGAATTTAAGGATATTGCTTTTCCTTCTGCATCAAATTGATCAATTGAATTAGGGTATAATGCAGATAATTTTTCCGTAACATCTGCTAATTTTTGTTTTTGTTCTGATGTAAGGGATGTTGCTTGTGATAAATCATTATATGTTTTAATTAATTTCTCTGAATCTGAAATTTCTGAAGATAATTTTTGTACTGATTGAGTTAATGAGTTAAATTCATCTTTTTGTTTTTGCGAATGTTGAGATATACCTTGACTAATTAATTCAAAAGCAATATATGCTGTAGTTAATCCAGTAATAATTAAACCAATAGGATTAGACATAAATGCTAATTTTAAACCATTTAATGCAGAAGTAAAAGTTCTAGTTGCAACCGTAACCATTGCTTGCCTTGTAGTCAAACCATCTAATGAAGCAGAAAATGTCCTAATATTAGCAAAAAGAGAAGGGAATATACCAACAAACGCATTTTGAGCATTTCTTGTTAGTAATAAACTTCCTTTCCATAATAATAATCCAGTAGTAGCAATTCCAAGAACAGTAGGAAGATTTCCTAAAGAATTTATTAAAAAGGTAAGAGTATTAATTACTCCTTTTAATGTACTAGAATCTATAGATGATTGCCAAAATCCTTCCCAGCTTGCCTTTAATTTATCTAATCTTGCAGCAGTTGATTCTTGGTATATAGCGAACTTTTGTTCTGATGAACCAGCAGAGTTCATAGCGTTCTCATAATTTTTTAAACTGGTTTGGTAATTGGATAATAATGTTATGCCACGATTGCGTTGGTATGTCAATCTGTTACTTTCACCTTACGGTTACTGACCATATAAAATGGCGAGTAGGAATTTCTTCCTACTTCTGCATCTCGATATAAGGGGTCTATAATGCAGTTCAGACTATATCATTCTCTTATTTTAAAATAAGAGAGTTGGCGTATATATAATGTTACCATTATATAATTTAGTCGTTACGGGGAATTAATGATTAGAAATTTACTATTTGATGATAAGAATTAGATAAATTTATTTTTGCATTATTAATTATTTTAATAATTTCATCATCTGAAGGCAAAATATCATTAGGACAATCTATACAAATTTGCTTCCAACCCAAAGATTTTAAATAAAAATATCTTTTATTTTCTTGATTTTTGAATTGAGCAGGAGTTAATTTACCTATTTTTACTGATAAATCATGTCCTCCACCATTATATTCTATGTATATCATTTCTTCTGGATAGGCAATATCTAAAGAACAATTTGACACTGGATAATTTAATTCTCCACCTAGTAAATTATGTAAATATATTTGTTGCTTAGAACGTGGAGCAGTTCCATTTTCATATAATGTAATTAATCTTTTTTTATTAACAATATTTTTATATTTATCTAATTTCATTATATGTTCTACTCCATATTTTCTTTTTATAGTTTCTTTAGATTTATTCTTTACTTCTTGCAATTGAAAAACATTATCCACCCCAAATTTTTCATTAAGAGTTATTTTTGCTTTATTCACATTTTCTTTAGCATACATAGATTTATTTTCTGATAAATTATTTCTACCAATTTCTGTTTGTGTATACCATTCATATCCATATTTATTTAAATTAGTTTCTTTCATTTTTTCTAATTTACATTCATCACAAGCATCTTTTTGTCCTTCAATTGTACCATCAAATTTCCTATTGTACACTTGAATTTCTCTATTAAATATTCTTTCACAATAATCACATTTTAATTCTATTTGCTTTTTAGAATATTTTCCTAAATCTTTATAATGTATTTTTAATATATCTCCAATATTACATTTCTTATAATTTCTTCTCATATATCTTAAATTTTCTTTTGTCACTTCAATATTTACATATTCATTATTTATCAATAAAATCACTTCCTATAATTATAATTATATTCTAATCATTAATTCTTCCCTCGGTATTACCTTCCCCAAGGCTTCCACCGATATAAGCCAACTTCATTATATACATCACTGTATATATGGGCTATTAGTTAACCGAACAACGTAGTTGTAATATAACTTTTTTCATTTTTGGATAAATTTTGAAATTTTTCACCAAGCAAATCCATTACTTTAGCGAAGTCAAGTAATTGCCCTTGTGAATCTGTTGCTTTAATACCAATTTGTGATAAGGCTGTTACAACTTCATTTAAATTAGTGGAATCCTCTTGATTAAAACCAGTTTTTTTTATTGATTCATATCTAGAAATTACACTATTTAAACTTCGTCCAATAGTTGACGCACTCTCTCTGGTGATACTAGAAATTGTTGCAAGCCAGCTGGCACTTTTTTCCAGGGAAATATTACTATTTTCACTCGCGGATGCTACTCTTGTTAACGCTTCTCCAATTTCTGCTGCATCTGAAGCAGTGGTGTCTCCTAATGTAGCAAAAACATCTATAATTTTCTGTACACTTTCACCTGTCGCATTTGCTGTTGCAGTAATAATTTTATCACTTTGTTGTAAAGATATTGAACTAATTTTTGCATATTGAATTATAGATTTCATTCTATTTTCAACATCATTATCATTCAAACCTTGCCTATATAAATTAGCAGAAACAGATGCAATTTCTCTGGTTGTAGTAGACATTTCTTTACCTAATTGATTGTAAGATTGAGCAAGATTATTTACTTCTTCTTGTGTTTTATTTGTAACAATACGAATCTGATTTAAAGAATTTTCTAAATCAGAAATGTAAGAAACTCCCAATTGTAGTTGCCTAAAACTCCCATATACTAAATTTGTACTTATCGCCCATATCATTATTTTTTTTGCTGCCAATTCAACCATTGAAGTAAAACTATAACCATCTCTATTTACATTGCGAAGTTCTCCTGAAACCTGTGCTACTCTAGTTCTCACATTATCCATTTGTGAAGCATATCTTTGAGCAGATATTTCACCATTTCTAAATTGTCTTTCCATATTCCCAAGAGTACTAACTTCTGAAGAAACTCTTGTATCTGCAAAAACTCTATCTTTGTTAACTTTTAATCTTTCTAGGGCATTATTTATTTTATTAATTTGTTGTTCTATTTTATCAGCATTGCCAATAATACTAGTATTTGTTTTATGTTCTTGATTTATAGATGAATAATAATCTTTTTCTGCTTTAGTTAATGCCTGAATTAATCTTGCTCTTTCTTGTAAATCTTTTGTAGATGAACCAGACAATTTACCACTATTATACAATTTATTTCCAGCATCCATAAATTCTTTTGCAGAAATAGTTGCCGATCTATACTTAAGTATTAATTTATCTACTTCTCCAATTTCTTTAATTATAAATGTATTAGTAGACGTAGTTTTAGGTTTAGAAATAGAATTATCAAGTTCTTTCTGTGCTAATTTTAATACTTGCAATAATTTAGATCTTTCTTTTAAATCAGAATTAGACAAAATACTATTACTAGATAATTTACCATTATTTAATATATCATTGGCAGAATTAATAAAATTCTTTGCAGACATAGTTTGAGATTTATATTTAAGAATTAATTGGTCAATTGCATTAATTTCTTTTTTTATTGCTTCAATTTTAGTATTTGAATTTTTAATAACTTTTTCGGCAGATTCTTTTGAAGCTAATGCTATTTTATTAAATAACATTTCTTCATTTCCATTTTTATCTGTTTTTACATCTACTACAAAATTAATCTTTTCTTTAAGTTTTCTTTTTATTTTGTCAACGCTAACTTCAAATTTTTTCAAAGATTCATCTGCACTACTAAATGCTTGTTTAACTTGTACATTCTGCCCCAAATTTTTAAAATGATCTCTTATTCTATCAAGAGTAGTAATCATTCTATTCATTTCTTTATTTGCTTCATCAAAACTGCCTACTTTAATTGCTTTATTACCAGATTTACTTGCCTTTTC